GATGTTATCACTGAGATCGCAAAGAAGAATAAAGGGCGCGCTCCTATTCATAGCATCGTTGCAAAGTGCCGTAACGTTACTCCGTTCAACGGTCAACAGAAAGTATCTGAGCGAATCGATAGTCTTCTTATCACGCTCGAAGAGATGAACTACACTTGCCGGATTGATGATATTGTTTTCATTAATCCTCGACTGATGGGTTAATAATATGCTTCTTCTTTTAGATCTGTTCAGGTTCTGCGAAGGTTACGACAAATACACTCGACAGCACATAGCGAAATTTATATACGCCCACAAGGAAAGTGAGCGATTTGCTAAGGCCGCCGGAATGACTCGCCGTGAATTTACAAGCGCGCTATCTAAGGAGTTTTGCGCACGCTGCGTGACTGAGGGTTATCTTGATTGCAAGGGTGGATTTTACTGGTGCAAGGGAAAGATCAAGCGCCCGGTAATGATGAAGCTGATGTGTATTGATGGCTACAACAATCGGTATACGTGGGAAATGATGCACATTGGAGAGATGAGTGATGAAGATTTGTTTGGCGAACGTAGAAACATTGATAGATCGGAACGTCGAATTGTGCGCAAGGCTCCAGCTTACGAAAGAAGAATTTGAACAAGGGTTGTTGAGTCTGTTACTCACTTCAATGAGGGCCAGTAACGAAAGCGAGCATAATCTTTGCGACAAGGAGGGGGAGTTACTCCTTCACGTAAAAAGGTACAAATAGCACTTTTTGTTAAAACACCCGATCTCGTATCGGGTATATTTGTTTCATCGAAACGAAGCGACCCGAAGGAAAGCATTATGTCTAACAAATTTTTAGTAGTTCGCGTTTACAACCACTCTAACGGTACTAGCAGTGAGATTCCTACTCTTTACAGTAAAGCTGATGGATGGACCGAAGAATCAGCGGTAGCTAATGAGAAGAAGATTGCTGAGATGTACGGTGACACTTGCGAGTTTGAAGTTCGAGAATATGCAAAACTCACTAACGAGAGTTACATGTGGGCAGATGCATAAAAGAAAAGGAGGCTTAGCCTCCTTTTTTTCGTCCTTACGAATTGAAAAATAAACCAGCAATAGGCCAATGAAAACGAGAGTCCATCCTGCAATTGCATCGTACCAGTTTTCTGGCTTTGTTACTGTGATGCTTTCAGCGTTAACCGTGTTAGCCTTAATGGTTGACACTTCAATTGACTTCTTCAAGGAAGAGTCAATCTTTCCTACATTGGACTTCTCAACTTTAACATCTCGCTTATCTTCGGATTTTGCGGTTACTCCTGCTAATTGCTTTGTGTTCTCCTCTCCGATTTGTGCTGTAACTTCCGGTTTAGATCCGATTAAACCGCTCAGGGCAGATGCCGTAGAGCAACCGGATAGAGAAATAACACCAACAGCCACTGTAATCGCAATGCACGTTTTCTTCAGTTTCATCATAATTCCTTAACGCAATACGCGTATTCTTCAGCGCGTCGGTTCTTGAGTCCTCTAGACACTTCTCGCTTTTTTGTTTTTGGGTTGTAGTAGTATACCCATCGCCATAACTGATTGCACGCTTCCTTGTGCTTACTCTGATTTATTAGCTTAAGCATTGTAGAAGATCCGAACGCGCCAGTTCCAACGTTGAAAGTGAAGCTGTACAGTGACGCGCGCATCGTTACCGGAATATCAACATTCACCTTTTTGTCAACGTATCGCTGAGCGACGCCGATATGTTTTATCAGCAATGCATCGCATTCTCGCTTAGTGTATTTCTTACCAGGTATGACGTCCGGCCCGGTTATTCCGCTGCATACGGTAGGGACTCCGGCTATATCGTAATACACCTCGTATTCTATACCTTCGATTCGTTCCAGTAGGGTAGGTGTCAACGTCAAAGCGGCCCCGATCGATGCGCCTATAACGTTATTTTTTAAGCTCATTATCTCCCCCTGATCTTAAGCGCCTTATTTAGATCGCCATCGTTTAACGCTTCCTGAATTGCCTTACTATCACGATACTTCCAGTATGCACCCCAGGCACCAAAAAGCAGAAAGCAAATGAATGTAGCGCCAGCAATATAAAGTTGCCCTGTCGCCGCCCCTACCAACGAAGCACCGCCCGTGCTTGACGTAGCTGCTGTTAAAAATTCTTTCATAATCTCACCATATATTTTTTGAACAAGTGAGTCGATTTTAACCTTCAAATTTACTTGATACAACGCAAAAAGGCCAGCATGTAAATCATGCCAGCCTGTAAGGTGATGAATGATATTGTTAATCTAGCTCAATAAATTCCAGGTAATGACCGTTCAGAGGGGCTTGGATTGTTGAACCTCTACCATCGTAAATCTCAAACAATCCACCTCCGAAATCATAACCAACACTATAGATCTGATTTACGCGGAATGGAAGCGTTTTGGAATCATTTCGGATGCACTTAACTCGTTTCATGAAATACCCTCTTTGTTTTCTATGTGGTCAATATACCCGAATCCCTTCGGGCGTTTTTATCAATTAGTGCGATCCTGTCATTTCTGGACGATAGATGAAGCGACCGATTTCCCCAAACTGCTTATCGTAAACAATTACAGCCGCCTGGCGATATGAGCGCCACCCTCCGCGTGCTGCGTATGCGTCTTTCGCGCCTAACTGACCGTGTACTTCATCAATACCAAGCGAGTGCTCAGTGATTGTCTGGTGATGCCAGTGACCACTATGAGTATACACATACTTGCTCTCACCGAAGTCTGATCGGAAATCTGCCGCCATTGCTGCAAGTCGCGTGTCTGCCTTTTTCATAGTGTGCCCGTGAGTGTATCCCAACAAGGTATTTCCCCAACGAGTCTTATGCAGAATCATAGGACTAACGTCAACGAATACTCGCGGCTCGTCTTCATAATATGCCGACATTGCAGCTCGCAGCCAAATCATCCCAGACTGATCGTGGTTCCCTTCGATAACCTGGACCTCTACTTCTTTGTGTTTCATAAGCATTTTGTCGATGGCTCGGCGTACCGAACGAATCGCAACATGCACTAATTTTGCGTATCGTGAATCCTGATCAAGAACGTGACCACTTGCCGGGGTAACTGCATCAAGGCCGTCAGAGTGAAGGAAGTCGCCGCCGATTAACAGAACGGCCTTCTCTGCGTTCGGTGCGATATCGATCGCGTAATTAAAGAAGTCGCTAAGCACTTTTTCCGCTACGTCGGTGGAATAGTTCTCACCGCATTCATGCTTATGAGCAAGCGCGCCAATATGGAGATCGAATACCGGATAGAGTGCCAGCTTACCCATCGCTGTCGTAAGCCCTTGCGAGGTTAGTAGCTCGGTTGGCTTTGCTCGTGGCAGGTCTTCACAGAATGCAATACGCGCAGCTTCCATCATTGCCGCAATCTTCTCACGGTCCTGATCGGTCTTAACCCATCGCACTACCTCGGTACCATCGCCGCGAATCATCGTTGATGTGCCTTTTACCATGAATCCTTCCGGTACGTTCTTAGCAACATGCTCGTTACCGTGGAAGTGACCTTCTTTTGCAAGTTTGGCGTGACGCGCTTCAACTGTGCGGATGTGCATACCGTACTTTTCCGCGATCTCGCGAAGTGTTAGGCCATTCATGCGCTCTTCGACAAGTTGTTCGGTAGTGATTTTAGCTTGTGACATATTTTAATCCTTACATGATAATGAAATACATTACTAAAAATGAAATTAGCGGTGTCAATACTACAGCAAAATAAAGATTCATGCCACAGCCTTTAACCAGAATCCTAGATCTGACGATTTAAACTCAACCAGCTTTCCGTCAACCTCAAGCATCATACTGTTTCTACCAGGTGAGTAATAACCTATATGCAACTCCTGATCGATCCCTATGGTACACAGCACGTTTGCGAAGTCAGGAGGCAACCAATCAGAGAAAGGTATTTTCTTAACCTGCTTCTTTCCGATCCATATGGTCTGGTAATCGTCTTCGTTAATGTTTAAGCCTGGAAGGCTTGTTGTTCTTTGCTGCTTTTCGTTCTCTCTCAATTCTCTTTCCCTCTTCACGATAAAACTCAAGTGACGGAGTTGCTGGCACTCTATGCATTTTTCTCGGCATATCTTCCATAAATGAAATCTTGCCGTTTGAAATAATGCTAACATCCTTTATATCGAAGTATTTAGCAATTAATGCTATATCGCCTGAGATCCCGCATTCCTTTGCGTGCTCCCACACTTCGCGCTTACCTTGCTTTTTTATCAGCATTAGTTATTTTCTCCACGTCAGAGATAAAGCCTTCGACTTCTTCAACCGAGCAACGGTAATAAGACATTTTAAGGAAGTTCATAGCAATATCCCAATCGAAGTTGCCGCCTTGCTTGTTCGTAATATGAACGGCCATTTTTGCAGACTGCTGGGCGATATTGAAAAAGTTTGCGTTAATGCGTGCCATCTTCTGATTCCTCATTTCGTTTCCATGAAATAACTATACCCGACTTTCGCCGGGTAGTTTTAGCAATTAGTGCTGTGTGATTATCTCAGAAGAAAGTTCTTCTACGTCTTTTTGGATGATTAATGGCCAATTCTCAATGTATTCATTCCTTATCTCTTCGAAAGACATATCAAGAGAACTAGTGAACTCCCACAGATCGCAACCAATAACATCCTTAGTCAATCCATTTCGCTCCATAATCTCGCAGCACGTAGCTCGATAAAGTAGCCATAAACCTTGCTCAGTTAATTTAACAGGAACCATTTTTTCGCTCATCATACTTTCCTCACCTTTGCTCGTTTGTTTTTCACCGAAGGGCAAATGCTTGTGATTGGGATGTAGTGAGTCTGTTGCACCTCACCTTCTTTAAGTTCGCGCATAATAAAAATTACCGAACCTTTGTTATTACCGTCTACGGCCTTTCCAGTTTCACCGGATATGAAAGCCAGACGACCGGATCGTGCGTATTCATTGCCGTCAATATCCTCAGTCAAATCAGCTTCAATCCAGATGATTTCAGCCGCGTGCTGTCGAGCCTCAGTAAACCACGCAGTCGAGTTATCGGCAGGTAAAAGAATATCGATCTGGTTGTTGTGCTCCATTTGCTCAATCGCTTTCTTGACGAATATATCAGGTCGACTGTAAGGAGGGTTTAACCATACGTGCTTATTTTTACCCCACCAACGTTTTAAGCAGTTTGTTTCCTGGGAATAAAACTTCTCGCAAACTTTATTTTCTTCGCTTGCCGCAGCGTCGAGATCATATTTTCCGTAGCGACCCTCAAGGTATGCGATAACCTCGCGTGGGGTTGACCATAAATCACGAACTGCGTCAGGTGTATTGGTTCCCTTGTATCGACGTCCTGAAATCTCTTTGCAGGTTGGCGTTTTCAATGCTTGATAATAACCGCCTGATGCTATTGCTTCACGAGTGAATGAGCACCCAGTTTCTGCAAAGTCGATTGTTTCGATATCGTTAAAGTCTTTCATTTTTAATCCTCTCGTTTCGGTGAGATAATAATGCCAGATTCCATTCCGGCGGTTTTAACAAAAAGTGCTATTTCGTTAAATCGTATATTGCCAGCTTGAATTGCTCAAATCCGTATGCAACGGCAGAGAATCCACCGCGATCCCGAACCTTTTTGAGAAACTCCCTTTGCTTATCGCTGACTGGTGACGCCTTTCCCTTGCCGGACTTATTAACCCGTTTGAGTTCGATAGCTGCGAACGGGTAACGTGAGTTTACACCAATCAGGATAACGAAATCTGACACACCTTTAAGTAATCCAGCCTGCTCATCCCTGAGTGCTGAAGTGATTGTTTTTTCACCTTCATTTACAGTGTGCCAAAATAGAAGGTGTGGGAAGTTGTATTTCAGCCAGGAAACGCAATCTACCTGATGAGCGTCCTCCTTTCTCGTGTCGCTAGGATCTCTCTCGTAAAATTCTAAATAATCACCTTTGTCTGTAATCATTCCGGGATATCCTCCATACCAAAGTCTTTTCGTGAGATAATATCTTCTTTCTTCTGGTTGCGACGATGAGTTACGCGCACCGGGTGAGCAATATGATGTGAGTATTGCAAAATCTTGATGGCGTTCTTCATTCCGATAAAGTATCGGCGCATTTTAGGATCCGATACGTGTGGCAATACACCTTTAGTTTTCCATAGCGTACCGCAAATCTTAGAGTCAGACTCGGGGAAGAATTTTTCATACGCCTTGAACTCATCACCATCATCGTTAATAAGAGTGTATTTGTATATTATGCCTTTCTGGTTTTTGGTTAGCGTAACCTCAAAATTCTTTACTTCATACCAGTCATTCTTAGTGTACGCCTTACCGGATAACTTCAGGTTAGGATCGACAAGCGAAACATCACAGCAACGACAGACTCGGGCCACAACGTCATTCTCTGCACCACATCCTTTAACAAGGATTTTTCCGGTGCGCTCGTCAACCTGGTCCTCACAAATCTGAGAAGTCCAGAAATGATCGCAGCGTTCACCATCAATGACATTAACGCATCGTCGAGCATAGAAGCTATTTACGCAACCGCATTTCGGACATGTTTTCGGATCTTTGCCGTTTTCAAAACGCTTTTGGAATTGTGCCTGCTCAAGTATCGGATCGAAATAAAGCTGACCCAATTCATCCATCGTACCTGCGAAATCCCATACCAGATGGTCCTGCTTAACCATTCCCTCAGCAACCTGCCAGGGTTTAAGCAGACGCATACCCCTACCCAAAAGTTGAATCAACAGTGTGAGCGACCCTATCTTGCGGAGTATGACACTGAAATCCCAATTTGGAACGTTAACGCCAGTAGTGAGTGCCATTACCTGAAAGGTGTATTTAATTTTCCCAGCCCTCACATCGTCCAAGATTTTCTTGCGCGTTTTGGTGTCTGTGTCGCCAGTAATGATTGCATAGGTGCTTCCTGGTGGAAGCGCTGCCGCCGCCTCCTTGCAGTGACGCACCCCGGCGCATGTAATCAGTACCGCGTTACGCTCTTCAGCCTTTTTGGCAACCATTTGCATGATTCGCTGCGTAAGAGATTTATCATGAAGGATCTCATCTTCCATTGCCTTCATATCTTTCTCTGTAAAGTCCTGCACTCCGTCCTCGCTCGACGCCTTGAACTTATCCAGATCGTAGTGTACGCCGTCAGTTGAACCGAATATCGTCGGAACGACAGAGCCGAACTCAATCAGATAGTTTGTGTCGATATCAGTTACTCGCTCACGCCAGAATCCCAATGCTTTCGGATTCTCTACCAGAATAGGAACTACGCCACGAAATTCAGATCCAGTCATACCAAATATTCTGAGATCGTGACCGTGAACCTTTTTACAGCGCCGCATCATTTCCATGATTACGATCGTGTACTGACTGCGCTTAGTTCCAAGCAAAGGCTTTCCATCATTACCAATCAGGGGAATATCTCCATCCATGATGATTTTTCCCTTCTCGCCCCTCATTTGTTCCATTGTTTCCTTGCCCTCAATGGCTTGCGCAAGGTCTTCCCAATCCACCTGGTGACATTCGTCGATCCCAATTACATGCGGGACGAAATCAGCAAGCTCATTGTCGAGGCCATTTGCAACAGTACCCTCTGAGCCTACCACGATAGGAAAATAGCAGGACTTAATACCTAATGAGGCTGAGAATATGGAGTTAGTTACCCCAAAGTTGTCAATCTCCTCGCTATCCTGATCGACAATCTCACCCTGGCGAGCCAGAACGAGCATTTTTAAGCCCATTTTCTGACACTGCTTTGCAACCATAGCAAAAATGATGGTCTTACCCGCAGATACTGACGCTTTAACAAAGAATGGATGCTCGTAATTTGATAGGCGTTTCGCGATCTCAGCATAAGCAACAACCTGATACGGATAAGGAACAACCTCACCGACAGTGAATCGCTCCTGAGTTCGCTTTATATAGTCCTCGCCAAGTAATGCAATCTGCTTTTTAATGTTCATTGTCACGTCTATTAATCCTTTGAATCGTTGTAACGTTTACGCTATAATACACGGCATACAGTAAACGTTTTTAGCAAAAAGTGCTATAGGAGAATTAAGATGAGTATTCAACGTATCGCAGAGTCAACTGGTGAAATCGATAAACGTCACATCAATGGTAACAACGGAACACGACGCGGTAAAGATAAAAAGCCTCGACAGCGCTGCGGCTTCTATATTCATAAAGAAGAAACACGCGCCGGATTGCGAGCGCGACTTGATGCGCTTATCGAATATTATGGTGGCCCTGCGGCCTGCGCAAAAGCTCTAAAGGTTAGCAATCAGACGGTGCAAGGCTGGAAAGAACGCAACATGATTTCGTGGCAAGGTGCTGAAGCTGCGCATCGTGCTTACCGACGACAGGGGTGTAAAGGGTTTCGTGCCGCATGGTTGCGATTCGACCTGAAGTTTGACGGTAACGGCAAGTGCCTTGAGAAGCGATGCAAGAACAAGAAATTTATGCGCGTCGTGAAGAAGGAAGATATCGGGACGACCAATAGCATTTTTAGTTAAAACAAACGACGCGTAGCGGGTTAACATCCTTCTACGCGTTTTTTATTTTGGAGATCTGGAAGTGAACGAAGAATTTATGATGTTTCAGAAAGAGGACGTTTTGCCGTACATGAAGGGGTTATGGCGCGAGGCTTTCCAGTCAGTCTGCGGGTTGCAGAATGAGGTGTTTAATAAGAAGCACCAACCTTGCCCCAACTGCGGCGGTAAAGACCGCTTTCGATGGACCGATAACTTAAACACTCCGGGCGACGGCGGCGCGATCTGCAACTCATGCGGGAACGACTCCGGGATCGGGTGGCTAATGAAATTAACTGGTATGCCGTACAGTGAATGTATAAACATCCTGGGGAGATTTCTCGGAAAAGTTCCGCAGGAATATATCGTCAAGGCGAACAAGAAAGCGCGCCGGACTCCGGTAGCTGGCGTCAATGTCATGATGGCAGATCATGAAGCGGTGATGAAAGTCATGGAGCGCACAGAGAAGCGCGTAAACACACCACTAAGCATGTTTGAGTCGCTACCTACTGAATCATTCGACGTTGGCGTAAAACGTCGCGATGATGGCGGGGAGAGCGTATTTCACACTATCCCGTGTCAACTTGTGCATGAGGACGGGCTTGATGACGAGTTTTGCAATATTTTGATTATTGACGAGGAAGGAAGGGAGTCATTTTACGCTAAGAAATACACAAGTTGCTCGGTTGCCGTGACTGGTAAAACTGAGAAGGCGATCTACTTGTGTCTAAACTGGATTGACGCTCAGCACATAGCCTTTCACACAAAACAGGAAGTGTGGGCCTGCTTCACTCCTGAAAACCTAGAAATGGTTGCGTACAGATACAAGGGAGAGCGGGAGGTAAGGGTTGCGTGCGAACCATCTGATAAAGAAACTTTATACATGGCAGACGACAGACAATTAAAAATAATCATCCCGAATCCTGGAGGATACCGCTCAGGAATGCAAGCCAAATTATTCTCAGCAAGTGACCTACTCTAACCGCCTTCGGGCGGTTTTTTATTGCCCATTGCAAGGCAGGTGGCACAATGATAAAATCTGTGCTTAGCAATTCGTGCTATTTACTTAAGGAGTTTATACTATGGCTTTATATAGACGCGGCACTGCATCAATGGATGCAGACGGCACGGTTCACGGAACCGATACAAAATGGAAAGATCAACTTGCTCTGATTCGAGTCGGTGCAACTATCGTATTCCTGGAGCAACCAATTAAGCTGGCGGTGATTAGCGATATCGTTAGCGACACAGAGTTAAAGGCTATCTCTACGGATGGTCAGACTGCCGCTGACGGTAAGTATGTGATCCTGCTTAACGATTCGTTGACTGTTAACGGATTAGCTCAAAACGTTGCTGAGACGCTTCGATACTATCAAAGCAAAGAGACTGAGATCGCGGCAGCTATAGATCTGATAAATCAGCTTGATATGAATAAACTTGAGCAAATAGTTGCTGATGTGAATCAGGCGAAATCTGATTCTCAAGCTGCGCAAAATCAGGCTGAATTAGCGCGTGACGCAGCCAACGCTGCACGCGATGAAACTAACTCAATCAAGAATCAGACGCAACAGATTGTTGACGGTGCTGTCGGTAGCATCAATGCGGCTAAGGATCAGGCTATAACCGATGTGCAGCAAAAAGAAAATTCATCCATCACTCACATTGACTCAGAAGAAGCGGCGGCGATTCAGGCAATTAATGACGCAAAAGGCGATCTGTCAGGTTACGTTAATGACGCTCAGACGGCAGCACAAACGGCGACCTCTGCAAAAAACGACGCTCAGGCAGCGCGTGACGATGCGGTAAGCTCAAAAGATGCGGCTGCGGTAAGTGCTCAAGAAGCAAAAGACGCAGCTAACAGCATCAATGCTGAAAATCTTTTAACTAAGGATGGCAATCTAGCTGGTCTTGAGGATAAAAAAGAGTCAAGAAAAAATATTGGGTTAGGTGAAAATGATGCTGTTAACTTTCTTACTATTAACACCACTGGCGCTATAGCTGCAGGAAGGAATTCATGGGACGGTTCTAGCTGGGGTAGTCAGTCCATATTGTCATCATTGATGATTATGTCACCTGATGGAATATCTACGCCAGGTATTTACGTCAGAAAAGAACGTAGCGATAATGGTTATGCTGGGACTTTATTATTTTATGAAGGGGCAAACTACTTCGAGACTAACAATAGATTTAGAGCCAATCAGTTTTTATGCCAGAAAACATCTATGGGTTACAACCAGATGTGGTCTGCTTCATGCTTCCAGGGTAATTCTTACACCGCCGATAGTGGCGCTGAAAACTATCAATCACTTGTTGCTGGATCGTGTGATACAAGGGGGCAAGGGTATGTTGGCGGCGTAGCATTTGGCATGATGACTACGGGTAATGCTGAATGGCCCAGAGCACAAATATCAGTAGGCACTCAAGATAGGGATGTAGCAGGCAATATTGGTCTGCAAATGCATTTCAGGTTTATGGCTTCAGGGCAAATATCTTACGCTGGACCGCAAGGGGCTGGAAGTTTCCAACAGGTTCCGGCATCTGACAGAAATATAAAGCACAGCATAAAGGATGATGAATCAAGCATCGCATACAACAACATAAAGTCAATGAGATTTAGGAACTTTATATTTAACGACGATGAGCAAGAAAGGGTAAGGCGAGGTGTTATAGCTCAGGAGATAGAAGAGATCGACAATCTATATGTTAAGAGAAGGGTGTATGAGAGCCACGAGCTAAACGGGCCAAAAGTTGAAAGACTTGAGCTTGATACAACTCCTTTATTGCTTGACACTATGAGAGCTTTACAGGATACAATAAAGAAAGTTGAAGAGTTACAAGAAAAGATAAAAATGTTGAAGAGTTACAAGAAGAGATAAAAATGTTGAAGTCCAAATGATAAAATCCCCGCATTGCGGGGATTTTTGTTAGAACGGGATATCATCATCGAAAGTTGATTGAGGATTTGGCTGTGGCTGTGATTGAGTTCGCTGTTGTTGCTGCGGTGCTCGTTGTTGATTGCTTTGTCCTCGTTGACTAAATACCAACTTCGGGAAGTCAGCGGCCTGCAATGAATTGTAAACCGTTCCATTGTGTTCACGGGATGAGATCTTCAATGTCTCGCATGATACTGATACGACGCGACCAACCTGGAACGCTTCACGATACCAATCAGCAAGGCCAGGCTTTCCACCATCGCTAAAAAAGAATGTGTAGTTTGTGTATTCTCGATCGCCATCACGAGGCTTATAGCTTTCTGCCAGTTCGATGATATAAGTATTGCCTCCGTTACGTTCAAGAATCTTAGGTTCTTTGCGGATCTCGCCAGTGATAATATGCATTATTTCTCTCCTAAAATTTATGGGCGACCGAAGCCGCCCTGATGATTATTCGAAGTTGGTGATTGATTGAGATTGTACAGGCTTCGCGCTAGTTGCTTCAACCTGTTTTTTCTGTTCCGGTTGCGCCGGGCGAATACCGCGAGCCTTTCCGACCTCAAACTTCGCCTTAAGTGCGTTATAATGATCCTGAATGATTGATTTGCTCGCCGTGTCAGTCTGACGGTAGGCGCTGGCCCACACATCCTTCAGTGATTCTATATCTTCGCACGCATCAAGTTCTTTTTTCCAGTCCTTGACAGATTTCACTGCAAGCTGAGCATCGTCATCACTCTGGCTAATCCCCAGCGCTGCGGCTAATGAGTAACGTCGAGCATACGTCATTGCGGAACCTACGCCTTGCGGATCGCGCTTTGCAATCGGCATCATCATGAAGAATTTGGCCCACTGCCCGGATTTGTGAATCAGCATAGTTTCAAGGTGGAAGGTTGTTTCCGTGCTTGTATCCAGCATTGATTGCAGGATCATGATATCGTTGTCGGTCAACGCAGGACTAACTGCCGCCATCATTGCGTCAAGAGTTGCGTATGAGTTTTTCAGATGATTGTTTTTAGCGTCCTTCTTTGCTTTCGCGAATTTATTGCGAGCGTTAAACAGAGCCGGAAGGATTTCGTTGGTTTCTGGTGATAATTGCATCTTAACTTCTCCTGATTGGTGTATGAGGTGCATTATAACACCTCATTAATTATTTGTTTAGCTATTTGTGCCGTTTACTTGTTTTGATATCGTACCCATGACGGCGTTTCAAGTTCAATCTCGCTTGCATCGCCAGCGTATCCAGGCCAAACATCCATTTCAGAGCAAGCCTTGTAAGTGTGGACTACGCTAATGTACTGGTTACGACCGATCCTGATTTGCTCCATAGTCATACGGTAAGCTAGTGCGATATAAGGTTCTTTTTTCTCCTGCGCAAGCAATCTAACCACGATCGGGATATCTTCCGGGAAGTTTCCTTCAAAAGCGCCAGCCTGGATTGCGCGTCGTAGCAGGTCATGCTGTAAGGCCATTTTCAGATAATACCCGTGATTGTATGCCAGTCGCGGGAACTCTAACGGGTTGGCGCTCATCGTAGTTTTGAAGTCAGTAATAATCAGCGCTTCCGGGAAAATTACGTCTTCATACACCGGATCGCCATTCTCATCATAACCAGTCAGGACACGACCTGGAACATTCTCCTTGTAATCAAGGTGGTCAAGTCGAACCTTAACCTTGACGCCGGATATCTCACCGAAGATTGAAATCTCACGCTGCGCCGTTTCGCTGTTGATACACGCTTCATGATCCGGATTTTGCTCAAGTATGGCTCTCATCTTCATGCAGGCGTCGTATTTATCAGCGTCAACGAGTTTCTTTCCTTCAGCGCGCGCCTCAGCTTCTGCGATCAGTTCAATCAGGTATTGAACGTTGAGTTCTTCACCGCAATCAACCATCATTTTGATGAGGTCAGGGTACTGCTTCCCGGATGTACCTTTCAGGCCAAATGATTTTAATTTTGCCGCTAGTGCAGCTTGCGAAGTAATGAGATCTTTAAACTCTGCCGGAGCCGGGCAACGGGCATACGATGCAGTAAACAGATCTCGGCTCTCAAAGTTGGTGTGCGACTGAGTACCAAACTCCAGCGCTTTAGTCGTCTCGTTCTTCTTGAATCGCCAGTTAGCCGGGCAAGTCTGATAAATTTCTGCAAGGCTCGAACCGCTTACATACTCTGCCGCCCAACCTTCGTTACTATGATACTCGTCATTAGAAAGCTGACTTGATGTGAATACTTGGAACATTGCGTTTATCTCCTTCGTTTACGATGAATCCATTATAGCCATTAACGGCGTTTAGTCAATCGAATACATGTAATTGGTGTGTAATAGCGTGTCTATATCGCTCAAGTTACAACCAGCATTAACGGAATCAATTGCTTAAGTCTATTTTTATGTGATGTCTACTGTGTAATACTTGTAACCGCTTTTTCTTAGAAATACAGAGATAGCTACAAGTAGAATCCATATTGATTAAATTTTGAACATATATGATAGAAATTTGACGAATCAATCAAATCACCAGTTACACGATAGACAACTGTTACACAACAATAATTATATATATAAAGCTAAAATTAAATATTATCTATCTATATATATTATATAGAGTTTTTATCATATCCCTCTGCTGTCGGGTGGGGTGGATTTTGTAACACCCGCTCCGGTTACAAAAATAGACACCCGTTACACGAAAAAAACTGTAATCGTGCTATTGCAATAAAAGTAAATGCGACATACAATGCAATCACACTAACGACGAGGACATACAAATGAAAAAGTTAATCACCATTATTGCTGCGGCATTCATCCTGACTGGTTGTGCTCAGAATCTTAAAAATGGCGACTGCGTTACTTACGCGTACGGCTCTTGCATGATGCGATTCGTTGATGGTAAAAAGGTTCCGGCTGGCGAAATTGACATGCGATTCAAAGGTCTGTCATCCGACGACGATCAGGGCAACTTTAGCGGCAAGGTATCAATCAAAACTAAAGAGTGGTAATTATGGGGCAAGGAATATACATAAATCTAAATGACGGTCGCCCGGCAATGGAGATAACTTCAGGGCTTCGCGCCCCGTCATGGTGCGGACCTATACAGGCTGACGGGGTTGATTCATCTGGATCGGTTTTTGATTTTGGTTTGCAAATGAGTCCAGGGTCTACTGCTTTTTGCCTTCCATCTCAGGCTATCTACATAGACGATATGGATTACATCCCGGAGGTGTATTATTTGACCAGTTTTCAGAAGGTCAATGATTCAACCGGACGAATAACGGTAGGTAATTTTAACGGGCATGGTGGAAGGAGGATGAGATTTTATGGAAACTGCTACGAAATCCTCCCCGCTCAGGCTGGAAATCAGGGGATACTTGTTAACGATTCAACGAACTTCGCAGCGATACCTAATAACGCAAGATTGATGAGCGCTGCATTTGTTGGCGGGATTCAGGTTAACGGTCAGGCTCAGTTGCCAGTACAGGGCGTTCCTTTCGGTATGTGGGATAATCCAAACGTAACACTTGAATCTGACGGCAATACAATATGGTGCAGGGATGCAAACTATAACGGGATTGATGACGTTGGCGCTAGCGTATACGTGCAACTCGTAATATTTAATAACACTCCACCACCTCCTGGGCCAGGAATAACTATGAGTAACCCTGCTGGTCAGATCGTTTTCTCAAGCGTTAGACGCCCCTTCGTTCTTGGCGGGACTATGGCGATAAATGATGGTTGGCAGTGGTGCGGTGGATTTTTCCCAATACTGAGAACAGGTACGATATGCAGAGTTACAGGTGGATATAATAACATTCGATACAAGGGCGTTTGCATGAGCGGCGGTAACGTGAGAAGCGCACCCGGAACAAGGGTAGGTAACTATTCTACTCAGAGCGGCGCTCAATTTCCCTTCAATATAAACATTTCAATGCCAATTCCTTTCACTCCAAACATGTATTAAAAAAAAGGGGCCAATCAGCCCCTTTCTGTTACCAGACACCAACAACCACTCGGCCCCCGTTAGGTAGGTTAACCGTGATCCCGTTATTGTTTATCTGAACCGTGTTATTTGTTCCGTTAAATGCAAACGATCCGTTATCCGCATACAGAGCACCCCTTACGGTAGCATTCATGAAGTACGCAGCACCATTCTTGTTAATATGCCACCCTTGATTTCCATCCCAATTGTTAGACTGAATAGCGTTACCAATCATTGCGTTAGTAATAAATCCATCCTTGATGATCGCGCTACTTAGAATAACCTGACCATTCTCAACAACGAATGGATACTGAGTCTGACCGTTCATGCCAGTCATGATTGCAAATCGAGATGCCTCAAAAAGAATCTGAGCCTTAACAGCCGCACCAGAACCAATCAGAGACATAGCCATACCTGCGCTGTATTCCTGACCATTATACTTAAGGCCCAGCTTGACGCCGTACATTGCACCAGTCGAATCGGCGTTACTCCACGAGTCAAGTTTTTGAGAAAGTGCTGCCTCGTTATTCCCAAGTCGCGCGCTTAACGTTAAGTCAGCTTGCGTTCTCGCCTCAGTCTCGTTCGCGATGGCTTCACGGATATCGGTCAAACTTGCCTGAATATCATCACCAATCTCTGCCTTGAGTTGGTCAATCTCACGAGATAGCGCCCCTGTCTCAGTTGCGATAACTTCACGCAATTCACTATTGCTTGCGCTAATCTGATCGCCAAAACTTGCTTTCAATTGCTCGATCGCCGTCACTCGTGCCTGCGTCTCATCAGCAATAAGTTTCAGTGATTTCGTGTACTCAGCCTTTCGTTTTCCGTTCTCCTTCTTCATATAGATCGCGTCTTTGTCATTAGCTAACGCGTTCTCAATTGACGCTTCCGCGTTCGCTGCGTTCTGCGCCGCGTTGCCTGTTGCGTTATCAACAAGCCACTTGTAGCCAGGCGAGTTTTCTATATCGACAGAAATCTCTCCGATGATATCGTCAACGTTTGTTGATGCCATACCTCTGACAAAATCAGTCCACTGAGACACATTACCGATCCTGTCAACCGTCCTTACCCGATACCACACAATATTCCCGCCCGGCATCGGTGAATGATAATACTCATGCTGCGGATACGGGATCAGAGAGAGTAAACTCGCATTGTCAACCGTTCCATCCGGTGACTGTTGCAACTCTGTATAGGCCGTATCTCCAGAACCATCAGAGAACCCCCATTTTGTACGGATACCAAAAACAACATCATCAGTAGCCGTAAGGTTAATCGGTCTGCCCGGCTCACCTTGTTTGCCAGTCAGCGTCGCAGCTACGATATTTGACCATCCTGAAGTCGTACCGGAACCAGCTACGGAGCGAACGCGAACCTGATAGTTGCCAGCGTAAATACCCTCAACGTAAACCTCTTTGTTTGCTGTCTGCGGAACGTTTTGCCAGTTGCCGTTATCCTTTCTCCACTGTACGTCATAGAAAACTGCGTACGGCACTTTATCCCAGCTAACAATCATCGTTTCTACGCTCATCCCCTGGACGATTCTCGACTCTGAGGACACTTGCACGTTTTCCGGTCTAGGGATCTGATCTGGTTCAACGATGCTCGTCGGTCGGTCGTCGATGTTAACTCCGTAATCAATCTCGTCGTACTTGTTAGGATCGTACTCCACCGCCGTGATTTTGTAGGTAAATTCCTCGTCATCATCGCCCTTATCGATTTTTGTCACGACGTACTGTTGTAGCGCAATGTCGGTGCGGTCGATAGCGAATACCGTGTTAGGCTTCACAGGAAAGCCAAAGCCAATGTTAACCTCTATAGTCTTACCATCCGCACTAACACTTGAGATTGTGCGCTTCACGGGCTTGCCGTCGGGCTTATTTACGATAATAAAGTCACCTGCGCGCGCATCCACACGGAACGGCAAGAAAATCTGGCTTCCAGACACTTCAAGCAAGCGCCCTGATAGGTTCATAGTCAAGTTGCTTGACCAGAAGTTGTCGGCTATTGCCACAACATCACCTATTGTCGGGATCATACCTTCAAGCCCGGTAGCGAAGTTTACCGTAGTGCTGCGGAGGTTAGTTTTCAGAATCCATCTCCCGCGTCGGTTTGCCTCACTTCGACGTGTGCAGCCGATCGCTGTAATGCTCGTTACGTTGTTCCCGAACCGTAGAGTAGCCTCACGATCGAATACTGGCTCAACGTCCTGCTGATACATGTTTTGCTCGTCATCAAACATCACATTACACGTCGTGTACATACTCTTTTCGCTTGCGAACGTGTAGGAGAAGTCACCATTAACAACGTTGTCGTTAGTGAAGATGTACGCAGGTTCACGCGGCCTGTCGATGATTACCGAAATGCTTTCGCCATTCCAAAAGCTCATACCTCGAAAGATTGAGCAAATATCTCGAATAACCTTGTAAGCGTCAGTCTGAGACTGGATTATCACGTCGCAAAGGTATCGAGGCTCCGTCCCTCCCTTCCCATCAGGAACCATCTGATCGCAATATTGCGCGGCCTCGTAGAGCGCCCATTTATCGACGGAGATCCCAAGCTCCTTCTGATCCAGTCCGTAGCGCTGATTAATCATCAGGTCGTATAGAACCCATGCCGGGTTGTTAGTCCAAGCCTTCTTGAAAGTCCCATCCCAATTTCCGTTGTAGGTTCGAGACTCAGGGTCGTAATTAGATGGAACGTTAATAATCTTCCAGCGCTTACGAATTGAGATCGTAGGCAGCTGGTTTGGGAACATTTTCGAATCAAACTCGACAAAAAGAAGACCAGTCAGAGGATAACGGAATTTGGCATCAATCACCTCGGCATAGCTTTTCACCTGAATTGCATCAACGACATTCGAGTCACTTGAGTCAGGAGTCTTTCGAACAACTCTGAATATTACCTGGTTGTTGAAGTTCGGCAGGTTTACGCGACGGCTTCGATCATAACCCGACATTGTTTTGCCTTCGATTACATCAGTAAGAACAGTCTCAAACGAACCGCCATCAACCGCTTGCTGCACCTCGTACTCAACGCGAACGCCGTTTTTATCGCCGTTACTTTCAATTCGTACGCCGCGAGGCATGAACATTTTGATACGGATTGCCGACAGCGTTTTGTTGGTTACTGAGATCGTGTATGGGTTATCGGTAGTAACCTCACGATTTACAGTTACCTCGCTGGAGCTATCTTCCATGCCCTTGATGTATTCCTGCGTCTGAGTTCCCGACCTGAACTCAGCCTTTACCCCTTCGAAGTTGAACGATCCATCCTCGTTTTGCACCGGAACTGAGTTAAACATCAACTGCTTTAGGCTGAATGTTTCGTCAATTTCACCATCAGATACAGCTAACAGGATTTTGATTTTGTTGATTGAGATTAGATTGTCTTCCATCTCAACTGGGTTATGAGGCTTCTGTGACCCACCCTTAGATCCACTTATCACTTTTTGAATCATGATGTTTACCTTTTTGTGCTATTTATCGGTGGACTCATTATACAGGCGAAAAAAAACCCGCGCAAGGCGGGTTAATTTTAACTCATATCCTCGGCATAAGAACCTGCTGAGAAAGTTGCGCCACCTCCGGCGCGATATCCATACGGGACCGGGAGAGGGTATCCCGCCGCCGTCGTATTGACAGCACCGCCGAACGCGTACGAAGGTTTATTCTTGCTTGATTGAACTTCAAAGTTTGCGCCACCCGGCTGCGGTGAAATCATCTGCATCACGCCGCCCAGCACCATAGCGCCGCCCATCATAAACAGAGACGAGGACATTGTGCCCATTAAAGCCAGAGACGCGCCGCCAGTATAGAATGCTGCAACCATTATTGCCGCGCCCAATACAACCTGGAATAGACCTCCTGTCTTAGAGCCAGTAGGGATCGGTACGATTCTTATCTCTTTCGCGCACTTGAATTTTTCCTCTTCATGGTGTCCAACGTTAACGCCATCCACAAATATTGCAAACTTGCTACGAGATCCTATCTCGCTTTGCATGTATTCTTTGAATCCATCCACCTGACTGGATAGCGCCCGGATAGCTTCCGGGTAAGAGTCAACGGCGAATCTGTGAAAGACGCCGAAGCGCCTTCCAAGTGAACCTGATAATTTGATTACTTTTACATCATTCATAATTTAAGATCCTTATGGCGAACAATTAAAACAGTATGATCCTGATACCAGCCGGAATAGATATCACGTCGCGAAAGTTTGCCAAAGGCGTGATGCAAGATCTGATTATCACCCAGGTAAATGCCTGCGTGGTTCCATACCGGAACATTTTGCCCTATCTGCATGATTACCATATCCCCGGATGATGGGTTATTCTGATCTGGAATCTCAACGAATCCATCTTGCTTGTAATAATCCTGATAGAGATTAATTCCGTACTCCGGTTTCCACCATTCAAAATTCAATCGGCGATCGCGTAACTCTACGCCGTGCTCTTTGTGCCACGCCATAACAAGACCGTAACAGTCGAATGATCCTAATGACCACGGACGACCAATCAGAGGTAATTTCTCTGGCTTCACAAATCGCATATCCCCTTCAGGCACGCTAACAATGATCCAGGTAACTTCCATCTCGTTGCACATGCACGTATCGTGAGCGCTTGGTAGAGTTGTAGCCCCGTCTCCTGTATGACTATGAACAATTGCGATCGTAGTTGATTCCGCATCGTCCTCAATGCAAGCGTATTGTACAGCATCCATCATGAAATGATTCTCGGGATCACGATGCACATTATCAATGCGATGGTATTTTTGCACTCGGCCCTTTTGGGTGACTACCCCGCAGCATTCGCGTGGGTATTCTTCTTGAGCGTGAGTCATAATTTCAAGTTTAATTTTTGCACTAATCATTGATTTTTCCTCTGTAGTGAAGCGACAGCGCAACCACCAAAATCCAATTCATTGTTTGCACCGAATCTCAGGCGGCAGGCCGTTACCGTACCCGGGCAAAAGTCCAGTGAAGGATCATCTACCGGATTATTGTCTTTATCAAAGTAACCGTTTTGCCCGTTATATCCGCAGCCCTTCCCGGTTTTATACCATCCACGCTGCGCCCAATAGCATACGCTTTGCGTGAGTCGAGACGGAATCATGATGCCGTCCATATCGTAAGGTGATGTGAGATCGAACCGCGCAACGCTTTTATCAACATAGTTCGGACGCTCGATATAGTATACCAGTTTGCGGTAAGCTCCATCAGCGATTGAGCCATCGGAGTTAATAAGCTCACGCTGAGTTATCCAGATAGTCACCTTAGCTTGCATTAGTCCGTTATATGCACGAATCATCGCAGATACGCGACTATCAATGTTTGCCACCGTTAATTGTGGTTTTGTTGCCTTGCCTGAACTGTCAAATGAGATCCCGGATATACCGAAAGGTCGCGCCCCGTATTTCTCGCCACGGAATGTAATTTCCTTCGGCGGTAGCGTTCCAGTTTGCTGGGCCTGCATGATTTCTTCTGGAGTGTACTGGATATTCTCACCGTGGAATCGGTACACCTGAGCGCCGAACTTACTACCATCAACTTCGATGAGAGTGATTATCTCTCCCGGATATAGTGATTGTAGGCAGTTGTGAAACAGGCTTCTTCCGCTTTCTTCATCATAAAGTTTTTTGTTTTCGCTCATTGATTTTTCCTCTTGTTTACCTGCAACCATTCTACAGCTACAAAAAAACCCGCGCAAGGCGGGCTTTTGTTATGTGGCGTTAATCCATAGATGTAAACTGCTCCATAAACGTGACGTTAATCTCCATCACGTCGCGTGATACTGGCTTCGCGCCCAGGCTGTTAGGCTTAACAACCCATATCCCGATCTTTCCGTCCGGCGGCGTCCATGCGAACGGTTTAATGCGGTGAGAATCACAGAAGTCGTAAACAGCCATGAAATCTTCCCCGGCATAGATAACCGAATACTCGCGTCTCGTGGTGTTAAATCCAGATGATGCAAGCTGCATGTAGCCGTTTCCAAACTGTATGGATCTGTCATTGTTGGTAGTGGTAAGGGAGCCGCCGCCCCCTTGAACCTGCGTGCACCAACTGAAAGTATCAAGTGCCGCCATTATTAGCCTCCTGTTTTTTCCTGAATGTAATTGTAAACCTCACCGCCCTGCGAACAAGACTCTCGAATCATTTTTTTGAACATCATTTCTACGCCCTGAGAAATTCCTCTCGGATCTGAACCGTTGTCAACTTTAACCTCCATACCCCTAACATCAACGACCGTCCCGCCTGCTGATTGGTTTACTGCCTTCGGCGCTGATTTAGATGCGTTAAATCCAGAGGTTGCAACACTACCCGCAGCGGCGGCAAGCGAGGTAACAGCGACACCCGAAGATAAAGACCTAAAACCAGAGGCGGCAGGCGTAGGAGTTGCCTGTGATGCCGCAGAAGCACCAGGAGACACCCCTCCAGCAAAACTCCACGTCTTACCGCCCATCATGCCTGAGATCGTATTGAATATTACCATCTGAGCAATCATCTTGATAATCATGCTAATGATGTTTTTCGCAAAGTCCTCAAAGTTTGCCTTACCTGTAGTGAGGAATTGGGTCATCATATCACTCATTCCATTAAGTGAACTTGACGCGATATCATATACGTTACCATACATATCCATTGCAGAATCGCCGTAATCTGCAAATGCGCTTTCAGCACCAGCTAACCAGTCAGCGCGTTTGGCATCTTCCGCAGCGTAGTAATCATTTTGCGCCTTAATCATGTTCTGGAGTTTTTCGTCTCCCTCACTACCTCCAGAGTTGATGTAATCAGTGGTTATTTTAGCCAGTTCCGCTTGTCGTTCCATCTCGCGCGTGCTAAGACCGCGTGACGCGTTAAGCTGTTCTGTCGCCGCCGTCATCTCATTGACAAACTTCAGAGATTTATCGGTAAGATCATTCAACTGTTGTTGCTTAACAATCTGATCGCCAATCTCGGCCTTCTGTTTTGCAAGCTCAATAACTCTCTCCTGACTTGCCAGCAACGCTTTCTCTTCCGCAGACAACTGACGCTTAGAACTGGCTTCACGAAGAACAGCAATCGTTGCCTCGGTCGTAAACAGCGCTTTTCTCTGTGCGGAAAGTTTTTGCCCGATCTCCTTGTGCTCCTGCAATACCTTAAGTTGAGCCTTGAGTGAAATTAACTCCTTGTCGAATTGCTCTGTCGGTGAGCGTACAATTTTCGACTGCTTATTTCGTTCTCGGTTTCGCTTCTCGATCTCTTCTGCTTCTTTCCTTATTGCTTCCTTAGTTTCCTCGCTGTACTGCTTTTCAAGAGTGCGACGCTGCCTCATTGCTTCAATGTATCCCATCTCGCCTTTTTCTACACGAGCGTTAATAGCGTCAAGCTCTGAAGCCAACTGGTCGTAGTTGTCGCGAGAACTTTTTACGATGTTCTCCTGCTCCTTCAGTACATCAGCGCCGAAATCACTCATTCCAGGCAGTGACTGAGTTGCCTTTATGGCTGAGGCGATAAAGTTTGAGATGTACTCATCACCCTTCGCTAGAATCATTTTGACCTGAATCACTGTACCCTGAACAACGTCGATAATCAGGTTTAGCGCCCCGAGTGTATGATCACCAACCCATCCCCACGCGTCCGAAGCCCATTGTTTAATATCGCTCCACATCTTTTCCAGAGGAGTAGCGTTATCCGCGATCGACTTCATTCGCTTTTCCATTACGTCTGCGAATAGTTTGGTAGCCTCTGATACAGCCTCAGTTTCTCCTTTCGTCCGGCTTAATGTATCGATATAGGTAAGCTGCCCTTTTTCAAGGAAATTATATTGCTCGTTTAACTTCTTCAGACCTTTTACCGGATCGCTTGCGATTTTGTCGAACTCAGAAATAATTTGACTTGCTGACTTTCCTGTTGACGCTGACCACTCTGCGGTAGCCTTAGTGATGTTCTGGATCTGCTCGCGGGTGTACTTACCAGAACTTGCCAACTCCGTTACAATCTCGCGAATACTCCCAATGGTTGAGTTGCTTGTCTGAGCCACCTTTTTAGCAACAGAATCAAGCTCTTCAGCCGTGACTCCTGCATAACCTCCAGTCTCAACAAGAGCCTTCTGCATATCAGTTATTGACTTGTAAGAGTCATAACCAGCTTTCGCAAGAAGACCTAAAGAGCCGACAAGAACACCAACACCAACTGTGACCGGATTAATATAGCTGAGCAATACCTTAAATGTATTCCCGATCCCGCCGAACGAGTCCTTGATTTGACCGCCTTGCTGGATGGCAACCATCCAAACTGGCATACCTGACGCAAGAGATGTAACGACGTCGGTAATCTGCGCGGGAAGCATTCGCATTGCCTGCCTATATTGCCCAGCGCTAATACCTGCGGCATTCATAGCTCGACCCTGCTCTTTCAGTTTTGCGATCAGTGGCGCTGCTTCATTTGATAGTCCAAGCTGAGCCGCTTTCAGTTCCATTAACTCTGCGTGAGTTTTGCCAATAGCGTTAACCTGACTGTTCAGGGAATCCATGAACGCTTTGTTTTTCGCTGCTGCCTGATCTTTTGCTTTCGCTTCCTGCAATGCTGCCTGACCCTCTTCAGTAAGCATGGCTCGGCTGCGAGCAAGTTTTGCATTTTGCATGTCCAGCATTTCACCCAAACGGAAAAATGTTTCATCTGGAACAACGCCCTTTTGCCAGAGTTTATCAAGCTGCTGAGATGCAATCTTCAGCCTTTCCATTTTTGATACTGTAGGATCGATTGCCTTTTCTACAGCCTCGTACTCTTTGCGCTGGCGCTTAAGTTGCTCAGCGTGTTCTTTAGCCTTCTGTTTTGCAACCTCGGCCTCATTGATTAAAGACCCCATAGAGTCAGCGGCTTGGTCGTTAGCTTTTGAAAACTCTTTCAATGACTTGACGGCGCGCTGCACTGTCGACACATCAACGTCAAGCGATAGACCTGCTACCTTATCAACCATACAACCCCCTTATATACAAAAAAACCGCCAGACGGCGGCTTAGTTATTCTGCTTAGCAATCATTTCAAGCGCTTTCGCTTCCATGATCCTAACGTCCTGCAATGCCAGTTCTTCATCTTCTATTTTATAGATTTTAAACAACATAGGCAAAACATTATAGTCAAGACCATAAGCGCCAGCGCCTGAACTTCTCCACTGAGTGAGCATTGATGTAAAAACATTCCAAGCCTTCACCATTTCAGCGTCGCCAATTATCGTTTCAGGTTCCTCGTCTTCATAGTCTGAAAGACTTAAACCAACCGATCGCAATTGTTCCTCTGTTGGCGGCTTCTGATATAACAGATAGACCGCCTTTTTTAGTTTTTTGCGCGGTGTCCGGCAAGAGCCTTGATGTAAGTCGCTGTCAGGTTGTACGCTGCTGAAGGATAATACTGAACCAGTTTTCGCGCATTTTCTTCGTTAAATTCTTCTTCAAGGTTCCATCCTGACGCGATCTTGGTAATGAACTCGCTGTCGTTCATTTCTCCCTGGTTGGCATACATATCCTGAACTTCTTTACTGGAAAGGTGGCGTACAGTGAAAATGATCGTTGCATCTTCACCGTTAGGCATGGTGAAGGTAACTGGAAGTTTGAAGTCTGGAAGTTGACCAAGAATAAAATTAAATTTAGCCATGATATTTCTCCTGATTGGTTAATGGCACTTTTTGTTAAAAGAGAATAGTGCAAACTTGATACGATGATTTTACAGAAATGAATAAGGGGGCGCAAGCCCCCTTGTGGATATGATTTAGGCACCAGGTGATGCCAGAGCGGATGAAACGAAAGTGAAATCACCCTTCAGGGATACGGCGAGTTGTACCGTTTCCATTTCGTTTACTTGCGTAGATGGAATGTCGTTAAAAGACAAGATACCAGCCCACATGCGCATCTCGTTCGCTTTTGGAACATACATCCGAACCGCAGTTACCTGACCAGAAGAATCCAGCTTACGCAGAATAGGGTAGATCGGGTTATCAAATTCGTGCGCGAATGTGTAAGTTAGCGAGATCGCAGATTTAAACGTTGGGATCTGCTGTTCTTTATCGTCGGACAAGCACTGATAAGTATAATACTGCTGCTCGCCGCCGTCCTGACCAATCTCCTGTACGCAAGGAATCTCAGTCCAGCCAGTAATCTTTGCAAAGCTCATCGTGCCGCCAGCCGGGAAAACAAGAGTATCAGAGGTGTCAATCCCAGCGAGAGTGATGCTTGTTTCCTGAGCGTCAGTAACAATCAGCACTCGACTGACCATCTTGGCCCAGGTTGACTGAGTTACAATAACGTAATCGCCTTTTACTAAGTCGCCCTTAGATGCAACTGTAGCAACAGGATTTTCTGCGTTAGTAATAGCGGTTGCCTCAATCTCTTCTCCGCGAGAGGTTTCCACGAAAATTTGCGCGCCATTTGGTAAGTGCATAATTAAGTCTCCTTTGTGTCTACTCGTACTGTAAAGCGAACCGGAATCATCCACCCGCTTTCATGTTTAACAATTTGATGCACGATTGCACCCTCGAAAATATAACCAACGTTAAGCATTTTACCATCTTTGAAAAAATCAGCAATCTCTTTTGCTTTCAATCTTGCTTCGTCAACGCCGGATCCTGGAGGGAACACTACTCCGATCTGAACGATTGCGATGTAAGATTTACACTTTCTGTCAATGGATAGATAAAGCGTATCCCCTTCAATGTAGTTGAACCTCAGCCACATCCCGCCATCCTTCGGCGGTATGAAATTTCTGTTTTCCATGTAGTGAGGAAAGTCTCTGTACTTTGACAGAAAGGCGGATCGCGCCGCCGCTGATAACTCATAGTGCATTTTGTTGTCTCCTTGCTTGCTTTATTGCGTCTGCCATATACGATCGCAATCTCAATGCAACCAGCCCGACGACGCCGTTTGGTGCTTGTTGTGAATGACCGTACTCAAGAGAGTTTGCATAAATCAACATGTTTGAGAAGTGAACGGATGTTATCGCGCCCCCACGGCTGAACATGCCATAAGTTTTGGCTTGCTCCTCACTACGGACAACGCCGCCAGTTTTATCGTATCGATTTAATGCGTAGTTAGGGATTTCGTTAAAAGTTATCTGCCAGTTACCCTTAAAGCGCCCCGTGTCGACGGGAGAACGGCTAACGAGCGCGTCGTGAACATCCCTTACAAATATCTCAATGGAATGTTCTAACGTGCTTTCAGCGGCCTTAATCCACGCATCAATCTCACCTTGAAATCTACGAATCTGATAATTAGCCATCTACTGATACCCTCCGCAATACTGGGCGATAGGCGACTGGTTTCAGTGACGCCTGAACCGGGCGAGCATCAACGACAACATGACGAACGCCGTCAATCTCTATATAGTCACCTTCGTTTATTTCATGGTCGTTATTGAAGATCCCCAAAAGGTCTGAGGCGCGGATAGTCTCCCCGTCAATCTCACGCGCGTTCGGTCTTCGCGTCGCGCCGGATATTGGAATAACCTGTTCCATCGGTGGGATCTCGAATCCGTTTTCATCATATCCGTATTCACCTTGCTTTATCAGGTTCATAGGTCTTGATGCATCGGTGAAGAAAGCCACGCCTTTGCGAGCCATCCTTTCGATCTGTGAGTAGTTCATTGGTGGCATCCTCCACGGAGTCCTGTCATTAATGCGAATCGACCACGGCGTCGCGCTTTAAGCTGTTCGAACATCTTACCCCACGGCGTCGAAAGCATCATGTTCTCTGACTGGTTCTTCGTCACCTCTCCAAAAGTCTGGCTAAATTCACCGCTCAGGGAGAATGACGTAACGCGTCGTGAGTACGATTCAAGATCCTCATCTTCACCTTTTAGCGCCCCATCAAGGAAAGCAAGGTGCAATGCATAAAGAGCAAGCGCCTTGACGTATGCATCTTTAAAGGTCTTCTGGCATACAAATAGCTCAGCCATTTCTACCCATGCATAAAGCGTTTCGTCTGGAACCTTGCGAAGTGCCGGAACCAGCTTTCTCATTTGCTCGACCACTTTGTTTAATGTTTCTTGATCCATAATTTCCACCTATAAAAAAAGGCGCATTAAGCGCCTTGTTGATTAATAGTATTCGCCGCCGTCTTCAAGCTCTTTTACGCTCATCTTATCCCACGGATCAGGTTTTTTAAGTTTAGCCATCTCTGCGCGGATTTCCCGGTTGGTGGCACTGTCGTCTTTTACTTCGATTTCTTCGCGAGCAATCAAGCAACGCAGCCCGGGCAATTCAAGTGCGGATGCTGGGAGTGTCACCTCTTCATCCGGGAGAACCTTTGCGAATGAGCCATCTTCAAGACGGAACATCTGAAGCGCTACACCAACGTTTACGATAACAACAGTTTTTTCTTTAGCCATTTTGATTTCTCCAATAAAAAAGGGACCAACTAAGTTAGTCCCTATAATATTACACGCCAGTGATTAAGACAATAGTCATCGGACGATAAATTGTAAGGCCAGTACACTTGGAGGTGCAAGGCACTTTAAAGTGAAGGTCTTTCGGCTGCGCTGGCAGCATGTTAAATGCTTCCGGGATCTCGATGGACATATTCATCGGATTTTTTTCGTACACCAGTACGCCTTTAGTACCCGCACCGTCGATATCTTCAAGCTCTGCGATAGAGTCGATTTCGATACCAGCATTCTGAGACTTGAAATAGTCCAGGTAAGACATGGTAGTTTCAGGCATACGGATCGCCAGAACCTTACGCATGGACGGCGGGATCAGAATGTTGGTTGCACGATGCTGACCGCGAGTAATCGTCTCGATGGTTTCAATCGCCTGAGTCAATTCCGCTTCAGCCGTTTCCGGCTTCGGAGTTGAGACATTCATCCACTTACCGGAGGTAATTTTGGTGATGTTCGGATGGTTGAACACGGACACGATCTTGTGCGGCGCGGAACCTTTGAACACCAGACGGTTAACCAGTTGGTCATGCGCTAACTGACACGCGCTTGCCTTGCGGGTTGACAGCGGTCGACCAGTTGCCTGACCTGCTTTGATTTCGTCGATTGAAATCAGGTACGCGTTACCCAAGCGGAACACCTTACCGAACTCAGAAGTACCAAGCGCATCAACCAGAGGCAGGTCATCTGTATAGTCAGCGATAATCTGCGCAGTACCAACCTTATCAAAGGTCATATACTCAAACGTCTTGTCGGTCGGAGATAGATCGGTAGTAACCGGGAATACTCGAAGTGCGGAGCCTACCGGGTAGTCTTCTTCATAGGACTGGCTTTTGATGCGGTGTAGTTCCTGAGCGGTCCAGATACCCATCGTTGCGGCTGCATCCTGTTTTACGCCAGCCTGGATCAGATACATTTCAACATTGCTCTTATCTGCTTCATCAAATTTTTTAGTAGTCATGATTACTTCTCCTTAGTTAATAAAAAAAGCCGTGATTATGTTCACGGCTTCAATAATAGCACTTTTTGTTAAAGCGTCAAAGTATTTTTGTGTTATGACTCTTCTTCTTCGGCTGGCGCAGCATCAAAAACATAAGTGATCGATTCTTTAGTTTTGCTGGCATCGTTAGCCGTCCAATTTACGATTACGCTACCTGCCGCATCTCCACCAATTGGAGTAAGAACGCCAGATTTTGGATCTATTGTCGCAATATTTTCAGCATCAACAGACCACACGCCAGTTTTATCGGTGGCATTGTCAGGTTTTACAGCAACGTTAAATTGCACAGGTGCATTGTTTGGCTGAGGACTCTCCTTGTTAGTTGTAATCGTCGCAGACTCAACAAGAACCACGGGAGGGGGTGGAGGTGGAACAATAAAGGCATTTTGCTTAACCTGAACCTCAATAATGTACCCGTCCTCGTGCTTAACAAATCCACCAGCAAAAGTCCAACCTACGGAACCAGAGCTACCAGTAACAACACCACCAGATCCAAATTGTAACTTTGAGAACAAGGCCGGAGCTTCATCAAGAGAAGTTAGCGTCCACACGCGACCATGAGAAACGACGTTGCAAACTTCACCGTCGAGGATTTTACCGCTCAGGTGTTCATATTGGGAACGGAAAGCGATTCCGTAAGGTGTTTCACCATCAGTAAGCGTGGAAACAACCTTAACGCCGTCAACAATACCGATAACTTTAACAGCGGAGCCGAACTCAATATCGCCTTGAGCAACACAAGATCCATCAATATTGTAGGTTGAAGTATCCGAAAGATTACCAGGGCACGCCGGGCGTAACATTAAATTTTCGTAAGGCATAGTATTTTCTCCATAAAAAAAGGACTACCCAAAAGGATAGTCCCCATATTAAACACTAATTACAGTTGATGCAACTGAACTTCAACAAGCTGAATGTCTTTATATTTGGTCCAGCCGCCAGCGTAGGTCCAAGTTGTTTCGATCGTACCATCAGATTTCTCTTGACCGTCAACGTCAAGTTTTACAGCGGTCCCGAAGGTTGGTGCTTCTTCTGATTTGGAAAGCATCCAGACTCGCCCGGAGGTCATGACGTTGATAGCACCGCCATCTTCGTAAATCATCTGATTATCTTTGTTCACAGTCTGCCAGTGAGATCGAATAGCTACGCCATACGGCACTTTAGACGATTCCATAGCCTTAACCAATTTATGGCCGTCAACGGCTTGGGCTTGAACAACCTGTACGGCAGCGCCAACAAAAACATCACCTTCGTTAACGACGCAAGCGCCATCAATATTATACTTCGAAGTATCCGCAACCATACCCGGAAGCGCAATAGCCATGTCTCGCTGATAAGATGCATTAATCTGTGCCATGATATTTCCCCTTACATTACTTTGCTTAAACGTGAATTTGGCGTAACAGGTGCGGCGTCGTTTTTCTCTTCCGGCTTACCGCCTTCGATAGAATCGCCTTTTACCGCCTTACGCTGAATAGCCATAATATCAGAATCCTTAGCAACATCAAACATAGCGTCGATATATGCGTCTGATTTTTCGCTAACATCTTTATCAAGCATAGCTTTGACAACAGCGACCTTAACGTCTTTGATATCAAGACCATCATGTTTAACGCCTGCGGTTTCCGCTACTGCGGTGACTTCAGCACGCGCTGCGGCGTCAGCTTTTTGCTTCTCTACTTCGGCCTTCACCAGTTCCGGCAGGGAGTCAACCTTAACCTTCAGCGCATCGCGCTCAGCTTCTAAGCCATCAGCTTTCCCCTGAATGGTGGCAATCTGCGCGGTTAATTTTTCGATATGGTTCGCAACATCTTCGGTCACTTCCACATCAACTGAGTCGATCTTAATTTTTTTCATTTGCTTGTCCTCGTTAGTTAATTGAACGTTATTATCATACGGGAACTCCTGCTCGGCATCAAGGTTTAATTTAGCAATTCCAGCGCGACCCTTGAAAACAAGTGCAATGTGGTTTACCTTGATGTTTGTTTGAACAGCATCGAATTTAACCCAACCTTCAGGCGGCGCTTCGTCCTGTTTCATATCCTCTTCGAAGATATATTCTCCAGTCTCATTTGAACCCCATCCCGGCTTATCAATATCTACTGACGTGTAGCCAACAGATAATTCACCAGCTTCTTTTGCTTTAGCCTTGCTGATCGCGTAGTCGCTGTAAATGCTCAAAGGGACTTCAACTCCAACGCCTGAAGCAATACCAGCGCCAGCGCACGATCCTACAACAACGTCCTTAGCATTTTGCGGAGTCACCGTTACGTGACCTACTGTGATCGGCTTGCCTGCAAAACTTTGCAAGGAATCTTGCTTGAAAACTTCGGACGCCGGACGGAACTCAACGCGATCGCCGTGGGGAGTCTTGTAAACCTGAGCACCGATTCGCGCCACGATGGGACGGTCAACCAAAAAACCATTATCATCAAAGTGCGCCTTGATTTTTACCGAGTCGAATCTTTGCTTTGCCTTCATTTTTAATCTCCTGTAGAAAAGTCTGGAACAGCCCAACAGCGGCAATTGTATTCTTCACCAGGGAATACGTGATCGGAATCTACCGCTATCCGCTTACCTTCCCATCTTACATGTTTTTCACGTTCGCGTAAATCCATCACCCCGCGCCAGAAATAGTAATAGACTCCAGCGTCTTTTATGCGCTGCCGCATCAGTCTACTGTTCCAGGTTCCGACAATTCCCGACGCTCTATTTTTGGCCCAATTCCGGTAAATACCAAATCGCTCCTTAGCAAGATCAACAACAAAATCATTGCTTTTACCCTGACCGGATGCCGCACGAAGTTTATCAGTGAAATCAGTAACCATGTTGGCGGCAAATTTCCTGATAGAAGTAGTCACCTGCGATCGCCACAGATTATATTGTCCTGAGTACCAGTTTTCGGCAGCGGTAGGACCAATCAGGGCAAGTAGCATTACGGCTTGATTCTTCTTACCTCCAGCATTTCGAGCTATTCGCAACCACTGCTTAGAGTTGAATTTATAGATAGTTAGCGCGACGGATGATAGAGATCCGATAATCGGCGCGATTAGAGATTCGACGTAATCAAGCAATGACCTTTCCGCTTTGTCTATCTCTTCGTCGGTAGCGTCAAATTTCATCGGCTTTAATTCGTCACGCATTTTTTCAGTTAGTTTGGCTGCAACATCCTGTAGGGAGCGCGACATTGCGCGCTCGCTCATTTCAGGATAGCGCCACTGTGTTGCAACGCCATTAATCTTCATCTTCTAACTTCTCCCCTAATCCCGGCTCCGGCTCTGTTGTTTCTTCCGGTTCGCGAATGTTGATGTTATTACCATCCTTGAGTTTGAACTCAGGCGCAATGGATCGCAACGTGTCGCGAGCTTCTTCCAGATCGATGATTTGCTCGGTGATGGCTTTCGTTACCGACTCAATGTTGTTCTTCGTGATCTCGGATTCTTCTTTCTTGCTCGGGACCGACAGCGGCTCAAACTCGATGGACCACTCTTCTTCGTCAACAATGAATGGCAAAATAAACTCAAGAAGCGGCCTGTAATCCTCTTCTCGTTTACGATCGATTAACTTATAGAAAGTCTCAAGCGCTGTGTTCTGACTGGCTGATACGCCACCAACGTTCTTATTCTTGATGATAATCTCATGAATACCAGAAAGCGAGACAATGCGGTCCATCTTGCTTGATAGGAACTCAGGAACTCCGCTGATATCAGAGTTTAGAACGTCGTATTCTTCCGTCTCGGCATCGATACCGATCGCACGGCCAACACCTGAATTATCGTCAACCTGAGCCAGTCTCAAGCGCGCTGCATACTGAGCATCATCATCATCACACATTTCAGCAAGACCTTTGACTTTCCATACCGCCTGCTGCTTACGCCTCAGGATCTGAGTCGCTAGAGATTCGCAGTAGTCGTAATCGCAGATCGCATCAATCAGTGACTTGTTCAAAACTGAAGCACCCCACCCTTGATTCTGCTTTCGAATCTGAGGTGTTACTCGCTCACCATCAGCAATAAAAATTCTTGTGTGGTGGATTAAGTAAGGTTGAAGATTATCACCAGGAGATACCTTGTATATCTCAGGCTCACCATAGCGAGGCGATCGAGCATTGGTTACTCTTTTTTCGATTGTAATTGCGAATCTATCATAAACACGCACACCTTCAAGTTTAGCTCCAGGTTTAACAGGGCTGGTTAACATTCTGTTGTCATTAATGATCGCTACAATAGCCGCTCCACCGTATAGGCGCGCCCAGCAAAGAACATCAACCAAGCTAGGATCAATTTTGTAACTATCCCACAGAGATTTGAACTCCTTTTCATCCTTGACTCCTGATATTTTAAAACCAGCCGTAACCATCTCTTCAGGGATCACGTCGACAATTCTTTTCGCTGTCGCGTTATCGTTATAGAATGAGCCGACGTTATATGACGCATCAACCATAAAAAATGGTTTAGGTGAGCCGTCCGCGCCGCCGTTAAAGATATCGTTATAACCATCATGCTTAACAATTTTCATACTTTCCCTCCAATAAAAAAGGCCGTCAATTGACAGCCTTGATTATATCTCATTTATTACCGCTTAACCATCCCAGCGAGTCGCTTCATTCTCTCGATAGGATCATCAATGGTCAGCAATTCGATGTTCGCCGCATCCATGAAGTTATCGACGATATCATCATGCGGATGGGTGTCATCGTAAGTGAAGGAGCTATGTTCTGCGATGATTTCCGCAAGCATAGGGTGCTCTTCTGGAAGAACCACGCGCCCTGCCTTAATTACTGGCTGAGCATCCATAGCTCGGGTAACTTTATCTTTGTTACGCTGCAATGGTGTGATTGAGATCGGAGTCTTTTTCCTTAAGTTCTGAATCAAGCCCGTCCCGCTCGCCTTATCTTCCACGTAGATTTTGCGAAGCACGCCCATTGATTTATTGTGCCTCCATGCCTGATTCACAAAGGCGGTAAATTGTTTCTCCATATCAGGCGCTTCCCACTTGCCGCGAATGCCGTCGATAAAGTAAACCTTATCGTTTTTCTTACCCCATAAACAAAAGACTGTGTAGTCGTTTAGCTCACCTGTCTTCTGAGCGGTATCAGCGGTGATAAAACGGTAATCATATTTACCCGGATCTGGCTCGTCAGCGTCAAGGCTGCTTCCGTAATAAGTCCACCACTCCGAGTTAAACACGGAGCCACCAAGCGCTATCGGCTTCTGCTGATACTGAGAGTCAAAGGTATACTGGTCCGCTTCTCGAAGAGCTAACAGGTCGTGAACGCTTTCCTTGCTGGGCCAGAATGAGTAATGCTTAACTCCATCCAATTCTACATACTCAGACGACAAAACGTCGCGCTCGAAGTATGGTTGTAACCAGTCAGGAAGCGTCTTTCCGTATTCCTCAGTTACTAGTGCCGGAATCGAGATCTGATCAAACTCAATACCCATACCTCCATTCATCATAAACCAAGTTGAATCCTGCGCGTGCAGTCGCTGCTGGATTGCGATAATCGGCGTCTCGTTGTGCATACGACGGGATCGTATGGTGTTCTTTAATAGCATGTGAGTACGCTCACGCTTAACCTTTGAGAACATATCGTCAGGCTTGTCTATATCGTCGAGCATTACCATCCCGGAGAATCCTGGCGTCATGTAGCCGCCACGCGAACCTGTAATTCGACCGCCAGCCGCTGCGGAGATTAGTTCGAACCAGACCTTACCGTCGCTGTTAAGGACTTGCATCTCTTCGTCTTTTGATGTGCCGAACTTACAGGGCCATAGCTCCTGGAACTCGTTGCTGCTGATAATCTCACGCACTCGCTTACTGTTACGCTTAACCAGACTATCGGCAAACGACACGTTAAGGTTTCGCACCTTCTTACACTTGAGCATCGCGTAAACCGGAAGGTGGATTGAGAACACCTCAGTCTTACCGGAACCGGGCGTGACGTTAAAGATAGTATTCCCGCGTCGGCCTGCAATAATTTCCTCCACTTCGTGGCATAGGTAAAGGTGATGCCAGTTAGGCTGGAACTGCTGCGCCTGCATAAGCTGGAACCAGATCCGAATCATTTTTTCGAAATTGGCCTCGCTCATTTTCTTGATCGCTAACTTCTGAGTTGCGTCGAGTTCTTCCCATTGAATCATATCAATTCTCCTGTATGGGCGCTTGCGCGCCACTAACGTTAAAGCATATCAAGAATGCTGTTTACTGCCTCTTTCATTGCATCCTCAGTAGTGGCGACTACTGTCGATGCGGAAGCTGACGAGTTTTCGATATTGATTGAGGCTGGCTTATCGATTCCCAAATCCTTACCGATAAAGGAGGCGTTAATCACACCGTTGGCAGCAAGCTGGAATTTTTGCTCGTTGATTACAGATTCCACGAACTCCATAACCTCACTGTACTCTTCCTCGCGTTTCCATTTAATGATTGCGGCCTCGCTTGCTCCTATGAATAGTCGGTATCCGGTCCAAGTGAAGACGCGCGGCTTATGAACAAGTGACTCGTAAACGCCACCCTGGAAGCTGGCTGATTCTGACGCCTTGATCGCATTATCTTCGGCCCATTCAAAATACTTAACTGACAGATCGAATAATTGCTCAGGAGTCATTGCCCGATTCTTCGCAAGAACAGTGCCAAACTTTTTCTTGTATAGCTCTTTGAAATTACCTCCCTGAACTACAGGGGCGTTCTTAGGTTCACTCATAAATCAATCCTCTTCGTTTAACATTTAGTGCTATTTTACCATATTGCAGGCATAAAAAAACCCGCCGTAGCGGGTTATTGATTATCACGATAATCGTCGTTTAATGCCTTTATGGTGTAGCCGTGCTTTAGAATAGCAGTGAGCAAGATCACCAATCATTTCCCACTGGTCCTTCTTAGGTGAGTAGGTCAGCCATACGCCAGTTTTATCTTTTGCTTCCATAGCCATCATGAACGCTACAAGAACGAAGCCAGAAAATAAACCAGCACCAAAAATAACGATACAAGCGATAATCCATAAAAAAATTTCCATGTTAAATCTCCTTAATTAATTCAATGTTTATTTTGTGAGTGTCAAGGTTAGCGCCGGAAAGTTTTTTTGCTTTCGTGATGGCTTCATCCTGACTGGTTGCTGATAATTCAGTCTCGAAAGATTGTTTGCATGATTGGCAAAACATCCCCATCTTTCGAATGATTAATTTAACTTTGAATCGCTTCATCTTCTTGCGCCTTAATCATAACGCCATCGATGCGACCAATAACGGCCTCTCCAGGATTTAACCGCTTTTTATAACGAGTCGTTTTGCCGTTGCGAGTTACTTTAATTTCGATTTTGACTGATTCGTCTTTGATATTTTGCATTATGCAATCCTCTGGAATTGTTGCCGCTTACGGGTCTGCGGCGTTGCTTAACCACTATGCAACCGAGCTTGTTAGCTGGAAGTGTGAGAATCGTCTCACGCGTTGCGCTTCTTTGCGCCTCGTCTGTCTACGGGATTAATACTATCACCGCTCAGCGATTCAGGTCAATCATTAATTTCGAATTGTCCCTTAGTCATATCCTGCGGGTAATCAATCTCATGCAAGTTTCCATCGTCGCCGTACACATATACGAGTCTCTTTGCTTTACTAACCTTTTCCACATCGTAAGAGCATCCCGCTGAGAAAGCATCACTATTGCGTGATGTAATGCATCGAACCTGATCGCCTTTCTTCGGTAAGTTAGCCATTATTCGTAATCCCCCTCTTTGTTACCTACACGCCCTGCGATATACCCGGCAGTCCAGACAAACTTGTATCGGTCAATGAGTAGCTCAACCTTTTTGTGATGAGTTGAGATCACATCAATCATAATCTTTTCGTTTTTGCGATCTTCTTTCTTCATTCCGCTAACGAATTTATTCAATTCCTTCGCTGCGCGCTTTACTACGTTCCATTCCGCTTCACTTAAACCGAACATTATTTACCTCTCCCAAATGAAAAATTAACACCTAAAACCTGATTGCAAACTGATTCCATGTATCGCAACTGATATTGAGCAACCTTTGAAGGGCTTAATTCATCAGTAAATAAGTCATCAACATTGATTTCTTTTTTATGCTTGCGCTTCCATGCCTTGATGATATTTGGCAGGATTCGCTCGCTTTTCCAGGCTGCAAACTCAGCTTGATTCGTTGACACAGGAGTAAGTTGTTTTTCGATCTGGTTTAGCAACTCGGCGGCTGCTCCTTTTATATGCAACTGGTCGCCGATCGCATCAAGGATTTCACGAGCTTGCTTCTCTGACAGGTTAATCGTAATCATGCCTCTTCCCCCTCATCTTCGATCGGTGTAAAAAACTGAGTGTTCACTGCCGGGTTGTAATAAACCCCGTCATCATAGTCGCTTTCTTTCACTTCAATGAAAACGTCGCAACCGTCATGCATGAAATCACCGTTATCAGTATGAACGAGTTCGAATACTTCAGAAGTTTTATTGCAAGTGAAAAACTTATCAGTTGACACCATCATTTCGATTTTCTCTCTTCGTTGTCGATGAGGTGACTATATCAAATCACCCCACCGACGTTTTAGCAATTAGTGCTATTTGTTGATGAACGTAGCGGCTATGTGCTGAGCGGTAATTTCAGGATGACCCTCAACAGAGAAGAAATCACATTCCTGATAACCGTTAACCCCGATCATATCGTCCAGGTAGATATAATCGCGACTGTCGTTATCGAAGTTGCAACCGTTGCGATGTATGCGGCATAGCTTGACCTGGATATCGCCTTCAATCATTTGCAAGATCTCGTCTTTGAATCCCCCGTCAGTAAATACCGAAAGTGAGTGCGACTCTTTAACCTTACTTTCCGCTCGCATACCGAAGAATCGATTTCCGAACTGCGGCTTGATGACTTCCTCGCTAATCCAGATCATAAACTGGCGCGGGCTTTTACCGTTCAGGATTGACGCTGGCTCTTCTTTGTAACGACGGTCCTCATACAAGAACATGAAATACTCGTAGTTAGTTTCACCCAAGATTGCCCGAGCAATCTCAAACATTGGTGCTTTGAAGCTGCGGAGCGCTACGTGATCGTAAGTGTCAGCCAGGATGCATCCGATAGTGTCTTTTCCCGCTCCAGGTGCGCCGTTTAAAATGATAGCTGTTTTCATGTTAGTATCTCCCTAAAAATAACTTTGCCACATTGATGATAGTGTGATTGATGATTAACAGGATGATAACCGTCAATACCGGATGTGCTGCAATAAATTCGTATAGGTTCATTCATCCACCCCGTGAGATTTTAAATGATCGTGAACGTTATCGCCATAGTCAACTACAGCGTAAGTGGTTATTCCAAGCGAGCGGAATAATGGAATAATTTGCGGTGAGTCATCCCAGGCCGCCAGAATGTTATCAATGCCGATCGCGCGCACCGCCTCTTCTTTCATTACTGTGTCTTTCCGGTTATCGGTGTGTGGTCGCATAATCAGGTAATCATATCGAGCGCCGTGATGCTTAAGCCACAACTCAGATGCGTAACGCACCTCATCACTTCGCCCGGTTAAAATGATCACATGATAACCAGCGGAAAACATAGAGTTCATCACATCGATCGTGCTTTGGATAGGGTTGTCAAATATTGCCGCGCGGTTAAACTCGGACCAGCTTTCAGTCAAGTGCAAATCTTTTGTCGGCAGCAAATGAAGTCTACCGGATCCGTCACTAAGTGTCCCGTCAAAGTCAAAGATTGCGACGCGGCGCGGACCGAGAAACAGGTTGATTGTCTGGCCCCAAATGGTGATTTTATCCATGATTTATTCCTCTGATTGGTTGCTTAACTCAACGAAGGGCATTCTAACAAATGCCCTTGAGCAAGTTTTAGCAATTCGTGCTATTACCAGCATCTGATCTCGTATTCAGCCCAATCGTCAAAATCACTTTGGCAGAATGTGCCACTATAATTTTCCATCATTTTATCGATCAGGAAGTAGCGCGACTCACCGTTACGATAGAAGTATGAATCAGCAACGTTACGCGCCCAGCGCCCAGCCTCCTTCTTGCTCATCTTCCAGTGCTTCATTGCAATCTTCTTGAATGCACGCACGACGCGCTTGCGGATCTTAATGTGCTTGTACACCGCGTTGCATCCGTAGGCCATATATTCGTTATCGCCAAGATTCTGCATAATGTACGGATTTACTTCTTTTGACGTAATCATCAGATCGCCATCGCCGCGACGAGCATCATAAATACCTGCTGTCATGTAGTGACCTTTGAACATACCAATGCCGTGCAGAGTGTACTCATCGTTAGGCGTTTCAATGCAAATTAAGTGTTTCATGAGTGCTTCCTCGTTTGTTGGTGTAGGGGAATCATAGCGCATTCCCCTTGATAGGTTTTAGCAATTCGTGCTATTCGTTTTAATAGTGATGCAAAAATAATTTTTTAAGCACGTCACCACTCGCGCTGAATCGACTTGTGGGAGCCTTAAAATTTCGTGGGCCAATTGCACTGCCGACACCTCAGATTTGTAGTAGTGTGCGATTCTGGAGGTATTTGGGCGCATTCCTTCCACTGCGTCACGCGCTGCATCTTCTGCTGTCATGATAGTAGCCATAAAACCCCCTTAAGAGATAATGTCAGGACCAGGAGGCAGAATAGCAACTCCTGAAATGATGGCGGCTCGTTATTCCAGTTAGAAAAGTCTGGCATAGTGTTTTCTCCAAAAGAAAGGGGAACCGCTCAGAGTCGATTCCCCGTTAAAATTACATGATGAACATCAGCGAAATCGAAGCGACCAGGAGAACAAGAGCGATAGCTAGGCCAGACAAGTCTGCTTTCTCTTCAAACTTCATTGCTGGCTTGCGGTCAACATTAATAGGCTTGACGTTGCTAATCTTGCTGGTGTTGATCTTGCCATTGACGCGGGAGGTGCGCTTGCGCTTCTTGCCGAACGTTGCGAACTTAGTGCCTCCACTGTTCCAACGAAGACCTTCGCCATTATGCGTTACGGTAGCGATGCGGTGACGGCCCGTGTCGTCAGTAAGCGCTACAGTGTGCTTTGCGTGCTCAGTAGGAACGTCGTAGATTTTTCCAACAGTAAATTTTTTGGTGTTATCGCTGATACATTCAAATTTCATAAATTTTACCTCTTTATTATGCAGTTGATTGATTGCTTCGATTACGTCTCTAAATTTAACACCATCCACGATTCGATGGAAGATATATTTTGAACTACCGCAATACGGCAGGAAAATTTCCTGGTACTCGTGACGACGGATGATGTTAACGTTGCTACCGTGCTCATCCACGACAACGAAGCTGTCGTCATTGACGTGAGCGCCTTCGTAGATTTTTCCCCACTTAAAGCCCGATCCGTTACTTGATACGCATTCAAATTTCATGGTCTAACCTTCCTATAAGGCTTGATTGATAACATCACGTATTGCGTGAAGTCGCATTCCTGATCGTCATACCCGCGATTGATGTATGGAGTCACGTCTGTAACATCGGATACCCTGGCGTGAACTTCCCACCCGGTAAACTCACCGCGATCGAACTCTCGTAGCTCCAAGATATCGCCAATCTGGAAGTTGCGGTCATTGATGCGGAACTCTGCCGTTTTGGTTCCGTTCATTACTCCAATGAAATGTACCGGGTTAATTTTTAACTTATGACTCTTGCTCATGATGCCTCACTGATTGGTTGCCATTCTTCAATAAGGCCACTATATCAAATGGCCTTGCGGAAGGTTTAGCAATTCGTGCTATCGTTTAACGCACATAGTTTTTACTTCATATCCGAACGGCTTGTTTTCTGCAATCACCTCCCGAGCTTTTTCGCATGATTGCTGACTTTCCATGTATACGTGATCCGGCCCGGTGCTCATCAAGATAATCAAGACCCATGCAGCCATTATTTCACCTCATAGCGGACGAGCGTTCCGCGCCTAATGCTGATTTCACCTGATACCGTCTTGTTCTTGAAGCCGCCGTGATGCAATAGAATCGTGATGATATCGTCGTGCACCTCAATAGTTTTTGGTGTCGCGGTAATCTCAATCCAAGAATCGCTGCTAATCTGGACACCTTTTAGCGTTGCGCTAAGTGGCACATTCTCGATCTGAGTGCACTGTAGCGATGGCTTGATTTCTGGCTTTGCAGCTTTGAATATTGAGCCTTCAATCTTCCAGCTATCATACAAGCTGTAAGTATTCTGATTGTCGCTCATAATGTAGTAGTAGTCCTTATCTGGTGAATTTTCTTTATTCACTCCGTTATGTCTGGCAATAAACCACTCCAGCTTAAGCTGCGATACCTCATCAGTGGCCCACGTTCCCTTATCTTCACTGGTGAACGTAATTTCACCACATCCCATGCTGATAAATTTGATCGGGAATTTGACATCTTCTAATTTCAACATAATGATTTCCTCTTAGTGGTTGATATGGGGATTGTACCAGTCAGGCCAAATCCCCTTTTAACAATTCGTGCTTAGTAAACCAACTCGCACTCAATATCGAACGGCTCGGCGTTGCAGTGGAAGAAGCAAAGTGCCTCTTTATTCATCCCGCCGATAAATCCAACGGCTCGCAACTGCTCATCGTTAACGTATGCCAGGTTGCTAGTAATTCTTTCAAAGTCAACGATAACCGGGAACGTGCGATTCTCATACCCCGAGCGCATCGGGTAGCCGCCATTACTGAGAAGTCGAACCTTGCGCGGCTTAGGATTTGCTTGGACTTCCCATTCGAAGAAGAACATCGTTCCGTCATTCTCGTTAAAGTCAGCCGGACCAAATACATGGCTAACCGAAAGTCCATAGTCCAGATCGTACACGCCAGCTTTAACCAGATCGTCAACCTTAACGCGGTAGCCTCTAGTGCTGGAATCACACTTCACCGCATCAACCACGATAGGGTCAGCTTCCAGGTCGCGAGTAAAGCCTTTGTAACCGCCAGTGCACAGTAATTTAATTTTCATGTTATCGTCCTCGTTCGTTGTCGATGTGGTTACTATATCGCAACCACATGATCGCGTTTTAACAAAAAGTGCTATTCTTTAATTTCGAAGCAATCCGTATCTTCATCGAATACCCAGGGATCGCCATTATCATCAAGCAATGAGATGTTACCGAAGCTGGTTAGCGAAGCGTTATAAGGCTTGTCGACAGTAAAGCACTCCTTTACTTCCTCATCTTCGCTACCTTTGAATACTGCAATCATTTGGTGCATAAAATCAGCCATTTTTAAATCCTATTCGCAAGTGATCTCATTTGATGTGATTGGTAGCAAAACATTGCCAACCATCACAAACGTAGTAACCTGGCTCCCGGTCTTGTGACAGCTATCTCTGACCTCTCCGCAGCCTGAAACTATCAGGATAGCCAGAGCGACCGACACCATCATGCAAATCAATATTCGCATCATTCGAACGCCCCAGCACACAAGAGCAACATTACCACGATGCCAACCATGACGTGACCCATGCAGAAGAACCAGACGGCAGACCATAAAGCAATTGTATTGAAGTTCATTTTAGCACCTCGATCTTGTTGTTGCCGATTGAGTTCTCTACGATCGCTTGCGAGTTTTCTCCCGTGATTCGTATGTAGAAGTTGCCAATCGCCGCGAAGTTCCACTGACCGCGCCATTTGAAATAAATTCCGTGCTTTGCACCCATAGCGTAGTGAGTGGATTTTGCCGGAATCATGTACCCGTTTACGTGGGTGAGTTTAGTCTGTTTATTGTAACGTGGCATAATTATTTATTCCTCAATTAAGGTGCTGATATCATCAAAGCCCTGGAGGTCTGCATTCCAGACTAGGAAGTTTGCAAGGTTTTCGCACCACACCCACTTTCCGTTATCTTCCATGTAGGTTTTGTATCCACCCGGCACGGCTTTGACTGCAAAGCGGCGACCTATCGATGTGATGAAAATAGCAAAGCGGTTGTTATTGGTTGAATCGATGGCTTGCTGGTTCTTGACGATTGACATGGTTAATCCTCTGATTGGTATCTCGTTTCGATGGGGTAACTATAGCAAGATGCCCCGATCCGGTTTTAACAATTCGTGCTATTTAGTGAGATACTTTACGCCACTTCCGGCAACCTCATTCCAGCCATCCTCAAAGTGTACGCTATAGCAAGTTGCAGAACGCTGGCGAACCTTCGACACAGTGCGCCACACCTTACGGCCCGAGTAACCAGTCAGTACACGCATCCCTGGCAACAACTCACCCGACTTTCTCACCTTAATGGCAACATCTGAACCAAGCTCGAACGACTCAAGGAAAACTGGGTCAATCATATCGCACATGCGGCGAACTTCGTTCTCGTCTGCCCATTCACAGCCATCTCTTGACTTGATAACTTCAATAAAACAAACCAATTTCTCAGTTAGTGAGTTTGAAGCATATGTGTCTATATCAATAACCGTGCAGTGACTGTACATATGCCAATGCGATCCGGTTTTATGCTCAAACGCGAAGAATGACATTTCATCATCAAGCTCATCTTTAGCCAGAAATACGGTAATGGTTGTCATGATTAAGCCTCTGCAAAGTAAGTGTTAAAGCCTTTGAGTTTGTAGTCGCTACCAACTCGCACCACGTTCCATGTCAGACCCGAGTGATACGCAACCATATCCTCAAGGTCGATCGTGATTTCGGTTCCTTTCTTGAACAGACCCTTCTCGTGAGTTGAGTCGCGCTGAACAACCACTACGTCAATTTGCGTTTCCATCTTTGTTTCCTCATTCGTTGTCGATGGGATAACTATACCAGGTTATCCCGATCCGGTTTTAACAAAAAGTGCTATTCTACAATGAACTCGACGTCGGTGATTTCCCACCCTTCCGGCTGCGTAATGTTCATAAGCTCACAGTGCGGAACCTCAAGGCTTTTCATCTTGAGGGTTATCTTGTACTGATTCTTGATTTCGTGAATAAGTCTAAGAACCTTCACTGACGCCTCTTTCTTGCTAAGACCCCTTACGTCGTACGTTGGGCCAATAGTATTAAGGTTTACTTTGATTAATTTTTTACCAGTCACGGCATCAGCTATCTTCTTGATGTTCTCTTCCTGCTTCTCGCTTTCCAGCTTTCGTCTTTCCATCACCTTCGTATCAAACATGTTAGTAAACATAATCACTCCCCCTTACAGTCCGCACTTTTCAATATGCGCTTTCATCTGGCGAACCAGGTCGCGCACGGCACTTACAGTTATGTCGCCTTTCTCAATGTCATCAATATCAGGAACAAACGAGTCAAGGCAGTCAGCCAGGCTAACTTTTTTCCGGCTGCGGCGCTTCTTCACCGGAACCTCTTCGTCACTCACGGAAATAGTAACGACTCGCAACTTCTCATCGTTCATGGTCACGCTCACCTTGACCGACTTGCCGATTTTGGAGAAGTGTCGCGATACGATCGGGGTGATGAATGAGGATTTAAACTTCTCGTTAATCTCTTCGGTCTTCCCAAGCAACCAGGACCCGGCGCACTCGACAACATCATAATCGTCGGCGTCTGGCATTGACTTCCTCACAGCGGCCTCAGCCATCTGAGTAGCGTCGAATGTGAACTCAGTATTCTCGCCATCACCATAAAGCTGATCGCAAGCGGCCCGGATAACATCAGTCACCTTAGCCTCCTGGCGCTGCTCAACCGTTACCCCTGCCTTCTCGTAAGCTGCCTGTATTGCTGCCTGAACCGCATCTGATTGGTAAGAACTCATAGGTTTCTCCTTAGTTTCAATATACACAATGATTAACGCGTAACAGCGCGTCTCTAATTGCAGTGTTACACGACGACCCGCCTGCGTCAAGGCTTGCAGGTCGATTTTAAGTGTGGTTAATCGTGTTAATCGTGTTAATCGCTTTCCCCATATAAATATGAGCCGATAAAACTACTGTATATATAAACATGAATACAATAATCAGAGCATCCAACGATTAACATAGTAGACACGCTATACAACCATATTACAGATAATAGTATCTATATATATAAATAAAAAAAATACTTATATATTATATATATACATATAGATATATGTATATTATAAGGCGTAATTTGGTGTAATTTTGTCTACTATTGAGATTCAGGCAAATTGTAGACAACTGTTAACACACGGTCAAGTGTAACCGTAATCGATAGCACGTTTTGCTAAAAATGGAGATAACCACCAGGCGAACCGGGTAACACCAGATCCTCCCTCTCACAATCATTGCATTCTAAGCAACAAATAAACCAACTGTTGCACACCGTGCAATAATCACGTTTCATCATTCGTAATCAATAACAATCAAGGTTATTACACCTATTCCAGTATTGATGGAATAATGAGCAATTATTGGAATAGCATTTTTTGCTAACGACTCGGTCGGGTAGGTCGGGTATAGTCCGGCCCATAAACCAATCAGAAGAGGAAGCAACAATGAAATTAATCTGGTCACTATTCGACGGTTCAGGTCTTGCAGGTCATGAGCTAGCAAAGCAAGGCCATAAGGTGATGTGCTTCAACTTTGACGGAGCCGATCACGGAGATTACGCAAAGTACAACGCCAGGGTTGAGCATCATAACATTGAGTATGTGAACGTCTTTATTAATGAGAAGTTCGAACGTGATGCTATCGCGGGTGTGTATGGCAAGCCTGATTTCATCATGGCATTTCCTCCATGCACTGACCTGGCTGTTAGTGGCGCTGCTCACTTCGCAAGAAAGCGTGAGCGAGATCCGTTATTCCAGGAGAAGGCTGTTGCTACCGCCCGGATTGCTGCGAATATTGGCGACTCTCTTGGCGTGACTTACATAATTGAGAATCCGGTGAGTGTCCTGTCATCTGCCTGGAGAAAACCAAATCACTCCTTCAACCCCTGGGAGTATGGCGGCTATCTTCCTGAGAATGACGCACACCCCTGGTTCCCTATGTATATTGCGCCGCGCGATGCTTATCCGAAGAAAACTTGTCTTTGGACCTCGGACGATTTTGTCATGCCGGAGAAAAAACCTGTAAGCCTGCCTGACGGGTACTCTACGCAACACAGCAAGCTGGGCGGCAAGTCGGCAAAGACGAAGCTGATACGATCCCTGTCGCCTCGTGGATTTTTCAAAGCGATCGCAAATAGCACTTTTTGTTAAAACTCGATCGGTGCGATTTGGCATAATTACCTCATCGAAACGAGATTGAGGAAAAACAAAATGGCACGTCGCATCACTAAAGACCTTAAAGTTCTGAACAAAGAAAACGTAGTTAAAATCCTGGTTATTTGGGGATACAACGAAGAGTCAGCAAAGCAGAAGGTAGAGGCTGGTTATGACTTGGCTGTCAAGGCAATGCCTAACGACGATGCCAAAGGCATTGCAAACTATGTAGCATTCTTCTAATTAACGGGCTAACAAATGAAAACGAAATTAGTGCATAAATCAGAAATCAAGATCGGCGATACTGTGATTCACAACGGAGAGTTAAGGACGGTTGATAAGCAGTCAATAAGCAGAGATGAATTTATGGGTCTGTTGTTGTTCGGCGACTCATATCGCCTAGGATACAAATTTGTCGAGCTTGTTGAGGATGTAAAATTCTAAATAGCACTTTTTGTTAAAACACGCCCGGTTAATCAGGGTATAACTCCAACATAAACCAATCAGGAGAATGACTAGATGACAGATTCAAAACTTCGGGCAGCAATTGACCGCGCAAATGAGAAGGGATTCACAGTTGAGATTTGCAATCGCCTGGTGGGCGGGATAATCCACCCCAGCAACCGGGTTGTTATCACGCAACGCGATACCGGGATCAGTATCACGGATATCTTTACCATTGAAGAGCATAAAAGCATGATTTCTTATATCAATCGTTACGTAGGATCGGTTGAGTTCGGAAAGCTGGACGGTGACGAGAAGGAGGCTATCATTGACAACCTTCTCGAAGAGGTGAGTCTCGCGTTCGAAGAGCGACCGGATAACGGAACGACTCGTTGGGATTGCGACAAGATGGACGCAATCAACCGTATCCGTGAAATCCTGGAGGAAAGATTATGATCGTATATATCGTTATGGGCGGCGTTACATATGAGGGTGAATATGTAGAGACTGTTCACCTTGATGAGAAGAAGGCGAAGCAGTACGAAAACAGAATGAAGGAACAGATTCGCGCCGGAAAAAGCATGTACGACTACACGACGATTGTTGAGAAGGAAATTACCGAATAGCACTTTTTGCTAAACGCTCATCCGGGATGACTGGTATAGTCATCCCATCAACAGCAAGCGAGGAAAGAGTTATGTTTAAGCATTTCACAGATCTGGACTTCTCAGCCAGCACAGCAATCCAGACTGACGAGAAAGAAAGCGTAGCGATCGAGAACATCGAGCGCAAGATTTACAACAAGCAAGAGAAGGCCGTGAGAGCAGCTCTAACCGCCTATTATGGTGTAAGTGATGCAATGGAGTGCGTTAACCGCGTAACGCGCGTGGTGGACCGTTTGGGTGTGTCTAGTTTCGTCGATAAAGACACTGGAGAGGTAATCATCCAGCTAAACAACCCATCTATGCGTACTGAGTTAGGCAATATTGCACTGTGGGGAGTTGCTAACTATTCAATCACCGTCAACTCATGTGTAGCGGATCGTGTTAAGGAGGCATTGTATGAATGATAATATTTACCGCGTAGTTGCGATCTCACGCAAAACGCAAAAGAGTGTGATCGCTTACATGGGTAGTAGCGCCATTGAAGCTACGGATGCCTTCGAATTATTGAAGAACAACGAGGGATTTATGAACACGTTCCGCGTTCGACTTGAGCGCCTCGAGCCTGTTATCATTGATGAAGCGCGAAAGCTATCCTGACTGGTTAAGGGGGAGCAATGAAACACACTTACAAAATCACAACGAAGTCACCGAAGATTAACGGAAGCACGGTTGCGGCACTGAATAACGCGGCGGCAATTCACGAAAAAAATATCATGGAGCGCGTGAAGGCGGCGGTAGGTAGATTCTACGGGATCAATGCCGACATTGCCGACAGCAAGCGACTGTTCAAATACGTTCCAGGTCATCCATATGGCAGGATGATTGATATCAAGCATGAAAAAGAATTGGTTCGAATCGGATCGCTAAGCATTGATGAGTTCGATCATAGCATCAACCTGGTGACGGCGTATCAAACTTGGGACGGTAAAAAATGATTTATATTCACACTTTCTATACTGGCAAATTTAACAGCGTAAAAAATGTTCGCGTTTACGATAGCCACCAAACAGCAATGATGCAGAGAGTAGTTCTAGGCGGCACAATCAAAGAGTGCAAAGTAATTTCTGAGTACTGATAGCACGAATAGCTAAAGACAATCAGCAGGGAGTAAGGTATATTACTCCCACACCAAACAAACAAAGGAATTAAAAATGAGCATTAAAGTTGAGAATATCATCAAGCACCTGAACGCGAAAGGCCGTGTAGTTATCAAAATGGATAAGTCTTCCGGTTTTATTTCAATGACGGTAACTAAGACTCGTAACGGTAATAACGTTATCGGCAGCACGCCAGGCTCGCGCTTAGTAAATGCAACAGATGCTGATGTGCGCGCTACGCTTGAGGCTAACTCAATTTACATTAATTCATGGAGTTAATTGATGGAACGGGATAATTTCTGGACTCGTTATTTTGCCGCTCTTGATGCCGGGCTTAGTGCGGAATGGTGTATCAAGGTTGCATATAAAGAAATTACGCTTGACGAAGCGCTAGGGAATATGGATATGGACGCAGAAAGTGAATATAATCCCGACTTCGAGATGCCAGACGATGATATTGGTGATAATGACGACGACGATTATATTCCCTGGTAAATAGCACGATTTGTTAATATTGCCGTAAGGTCATTTGATAAAGTGACCTTATTCAAGATAACCAATCAGGAGTTAACGAAATGAAATCCATCAAACTGAAATGCACTTACGCAGATAAAATCACAGGATTTGAAGTAAACAACCTATACAAGGGTCGTGAGCGCTATGATGGCACTCGCGAAGTAAAATTAAAATGCGGCAAGTATTTAAAACTTGAAAAGCATGATGAATTACAGATTCACGGATCTGATGAAATCTTCTTCGCGAAGTTCACTGAGTTGAAAACAAAGACGCTCAAGTGTACCGGGCTTGACCATCGCAACCCAATGAAAAAATCATTCAAAGTTGGCAAGCGTTACCAGGTTGAAAGCGGTCGCGCTCTCGGTGGCGTAGCTGGTTACATCTTTGATGAAGATGGTTGTCGCTGGACCTTATTTCGCGAAGAGGTTGGTTTTAGTATCGCAGACGGCACAACCTTTGAGGCCAAATACTTATAACCAATAGCACTTTTTGCAAAACGCGTGTACCATTGGCGGTGTATCATTTACACCGTCAACTAAGGAGTTTATTGTGATGTTTAATATTAAGCCAAAACTGAATTACCAACAGATTATTGAGATCGCCAATAGCACTGGAGTTAATCCGGTGGCGATCGCAATTCGTGAAAACAGCTATGGTGACTCAGTTTCATTTTGGCAAGATCCGATCGATATCAATAGCGGCAACGATAAGTTCCCTCTGATTTCGTTAGGTGGCGATAACCTGGTATTCGAATATGCAAAAGCAAAGGCCGAGTCTGTACAGTTCCCTGTTTCGTCTGCGTACGCTCATTTCATTGGGTGCATCTCAGCCGCGATGCTCGGGAAGTTTTGGGTGCAATATCACGGAGAAGAGCAACCTACCGCTCTTTACATGGTAATCAGCCAGCCACCTTCAACAGGTAAATCTGCGATTAACTCCGCAGCGATTACGCCTATGCGCGCAGAGATTCAGCGACTGAATGAAGAGCGAAAAAAGGAACGTATCCGTTTAACCAGTCAGCTACGTCAGGTCGAGAAGGAAATTAAAAACGACCCGAAGGGTAACACGACGGCGGCGCTGTACGAGGACAAAGAAAAACTGGAAGAAAAGATCAAGAAGATGGCTGATATTGTTTTCGCGGTATCAGATCCTACACCTGAAGGTCTTGCGAAGGTGGCGGCTGTTCAAGGTCACTTCTCAGTAATCTCTGATGAGGCGACAGCAATCAATACATTGCTCGGACTGACTTATGGCGGTTCTGATAAGAAATCAAACAGCGAACTTATCCTTAAGGCGTGGGATAAAAACCATATGGAGGTCGCGCGTTCAAACCAAGACAACAACTTATCTCTTTGCCCGGTCGGTTCGATCTGCGTCATTGCGCAGGATGAAACAATCAAGGGTATCATGGACGCAGGCCAGAGAGGCATCGGCGTATCTGAGCGTTTCCTTTTAGTTCGTGAGGAACCGCTTTTAGGTACTCGTATTCTTTGTGATGAAAATGGTGATGCGCTGTATAAGGAAGTCGATCGAGGATTGGTGAGTAAATATTATCGACTCGTACACAACATCATGAAAGAGGATAACGTTGTTTTATCTGTAAGCCGTAATGCTATGCGTGAATTAAACCTTGCGCGTCAGGCGATGGAACCGGATTTCGCCGCAGGTGGGAAATACTCTCACTCAATGCTACGCGGTCATCTCGGCAAGTTCGATAAGCACGCCTTGCGTATTGCTTCAGTTCTCCACACGATAAAGAATTGGGAGGGTGAATCACCGAACCGTTCCAACCGTGAGATTGACCTTGAAACAATGCAGGAAGCAATCATGATCTTTAATGAGCTTTCCAGGACTTATCTGTCGTCTGCCAGCGCTGCCGGGTATGCTGGTGATGATGCTGAATCTCGTAAGCTGATT